AGAGCGGCGATGCAGAGGGGGTGGGGTAGGCGCGTACCCCCTCCCCCTATGCCTTTTTGATGGAACCCTCCCAAAACCGGGAACCAGGATTCTGCAGATCTTGCAGTCTTGGTTGGCGAGGCACCGGTTCTGGGAGGGGGTACTTTAAAAAGGGTGGGGGTAATTTTTAAGTTGCCACCACAGGGGGTCGAGTAACCTTGATGTAGTTCCCGGTCAGGTTGTACTGGAGGATCTCATCAATTCCATCATTTAATGCAACTATCTGATCAGCCTCAGACAGCTCGCTAGAGGTACGCACTACTCGTGCCAGGTAGGCAGGGGTATGGTACCCTTCTCTTGCATCGAATGCATACCACTGTTCCCATTGTGTGAATGGATTGAATGGATTGTCAGCAGTCGATAGCATGTACTCTTCCATTGCTTCTCCTACTTCATGCTCGATGTGAGTGTGGACACCGGCACGCCTAGGATCTGTGCAACTTCAGATGGTGTGCGTCCACTAGCCAACAGGTTGCGCGCCCTCTGTTGCTTAGCAGTTGTCATCACCTTGTTCTCGCGTGGCGTTGCCAGCTTCTTGACTTCCTGGATGTCAGCATTGTTAAGGATCTGTGTGAGCTTATGGTTACTCACAGCTCCTGATTGGATAGCCTCCCACTCTCTTGGAGTGATGACTACCTGATCCTTGTTAGCTCCTGTCCTTGCTCGTGCAGTAGCCAATGCTTTAGCTGATACCTTCCTCAGCTCATCACTCTGCATGTCAGGATTAGCTTCACGCTTCTGCCGTACCACTGCGTTGGCGAGGACCTGTGCCTGCCGTTCTCGAGGAGCATTCTTCAATGCAACATTCAGCTTGGCATTGAGCGACTCCACCTCCCGGGAGTACACCTTCTTAGCAGACGGAGAATAGGGAGTAGGCTTAGTCGAAACCAACTCCTTCCTAGCCCGGTTACCCATAGCCTTAAGTCTATTCGAATGATCGGCATAGATCTTCTCGACTGCAGTACCAGAGGAAAGAGTGTGAGCATCCTTAGCCTCAGCACCCTTAGTCGTAGAGGATAGGGCAGGAACCCATCGCTCAGTAACTTCCCCAGTCTTCTTGTTGGTGGTCCGCTTAGTGTAGCCTTCCCCAGTCTCCTTATAGATCTTCTCACCAGTAGAAGGATCTATGCGGTAACCCATCTGCCTCTTAGGTACCTTAAGCTCAGAGGTACTACGAGACACAAGAGTAGAGGCACCAGAGGTAGGACTTCCCTGATACTTAGCCTTAAGCTGAGGGATCCCATTGTCGATAGCAGACTGCTTGTAGTTGAGCTTATGCTTCTCAGCATCGATCACAACCATAGAGTGGCGAACAGCCCTAGCAATCTCAGAGGTGTTCGCACCCTTGATGGTCATGTCGGTAATGAGGTTAGACACATTACCCATCTCTAGCTGTGTCTGCCTAGAGGTCATAGGCTTCATACCCTCATAGGCTGGATACCTAGTCTTAGGATCGAAGTTCTTCAGACCCTCCAATGCTGGAGTACTCTTGATCTTACCAGAGTTGTTAGGGATCACAACCACAGAGTCGCCATCGAAGTCTGCACCAGACAGACGTTCAGCAACCTTAGAGTTGATACCCACAGCATCGACAGCATTACCAAGCAGACGCTTAGCATCCTTCTGCCTATTGTTAACAGTAAGCTCAGGGATCTCGAAGGTACCGCCATGAGGATAGCGAACCAATGCAACACGCTCACCATTCTTAAAGGTGGGTGCATAGATCTCTGTGTCCTTCATACTGTTGACAGGAAGGATCACCTTCGTAGCCTGCCTAGGCATAGCCGCACCCTTAAGGTGTACAGCCGCAGCATCCACATCATCAGCGTAAGACTGCAGAAGCTTCACACGAACAGCAGGGTTGGTAAGAGAAAGAATCTCATCCAGCTCTTGCTGCTTGCTCTTAGAGACCTTGTCCAGCTGTTCACGAACCAAAGTTCGATCCTGCTTAGACAGCATCTGAGAAGCAGTAGAGTTACTCCACTCAGTCCAGTCTCCAGCCTCATTAACTATATTTAGCTTACCTCGCTGACCGCCAGGCTTGATCGTAGCACCGAAAGGATTCGAAGCGTCGACCTCATCAGACTCCATAGGCTTACCTTTGGAATCCAAGACAGGCTTACCATCAGCATCCAACAGAGGAAGCTTCTTAAGAGGCTTGAGCGCATCCTTAGGATTGCCCGTATTCGACTTGTTCGTATTGAAGACGACATCCACACCAGGAGGAAGGTTGGCATCAAGAACGGCCATACCCTTAAGGTAGTGAGTACCATCAACAGCAATACGAACCTGAGCGTAATGAGATCCACCCATGTCGAGATCAGCAACACCAGGACGAATGGACATCATACCATCCGAAGCTGTGCCACCATCCTCAGCATAGTTGATCTTCAGACGATCGAGCTCCAACATCTCAGGAGGACGAACGTGCTCAGGACCATCATCCGTAAGCTTGACCGCAATGGACTTGATGTCGTCCTTGTTGGTGACTACGTCTTTGTAAGTCGTACCTTCAGGAACTAGAACCTTGTTAAGGGTCTTACCCGTTCCACCAACCTGATCAACCTGAACATTGATGATGTCATAGCCCTCATTACGAAGAGCCGTTAGAGCAGTGTCGAACTGAGTGCGAGACATGCCAGCGTATTGCTCAACACCAGCACCAACATCCAAATATCCACCGTTCTCGAGTTGCTCTTTAAGCATCTCTTTGGTGGCCTGAAGTTGGTTGGCTCGATCAGCAGCACCAGGAGCCAGAAGTGAGCGAACAGAGGATTCACCAGGAAGCCCCATTCGTTCAGCAATTGCGCCGTTAGACATGCCCTTGTCTTTGAGGCGCTCAGCCATTGCTATATTTGAAGCTCGAAGCTCGTTGGAAGCAATCGACTGAAGAGCACGAAAGTCCTTAGACGAGATGTCAAACCCTTTAGCGATGTCAGTATCAGACAAGCCTTCTGCTCGCATAGCACTGACCATGTCTAGAAAGGAGCGGTGATTCTGATTGGCATCTCCACCCGAACCCCAAGGATATCGGCCAGAGCGACGTAGGATCCCGTAATGTGCCAAATAGTCGTCTTCTTCGATGATCACGTCACTACCTCCATTCTGTGAGATTACGGAGTTCTCAGCTTAAGTTCTTCGATGAGCTTGTCGAAGGTGACGATTCTATCCATGATGTGATAGATGTTGTCTCGTTCGGGGTCAACGATGAGACATTCGTCATTCTGGTAGATTCGAAGCTCCATCTCGATGTCGAAAGGTTTGAACCCGTACTCGAGGCAGAAGAAGGCAGCATAGATCTCGAGCTGTTCCACAGAAGCAGGAGTGACACCAGTTTTGAGATCATGGATCCGCAGCTTGTTCTTTCGGAAAGAGATTGCGTCGGCAGTACCGAAGGCGTTGTCAGAATATACCAACGTCTGTTCAGGGGTCATGCGGTAGCCGATAGCATCATTGACGTAGTGATTCAGAGTCTGCTTGTTGTTCGGAAGCTTGACTCCAAGACGAATCAGTTCACTTGCGAGATCGTGAAGCTCAGTCCCTCGACGAATAGCCTGCACATTGAGGAAGTTGTCGATGAGCTTGTCTTCAGAATATCGGATCCAGTGGTACTTGCTTGCAGAGAGGTAGGCGTGCCTACCCTCGTGATGCAAATGCCTGTTGAAGTCCACTTAGTACATCCTTTTCATTCTCGGGATAGATGCAAGCGGAGAAGGACATGTCGTTCATCTTCTCAATGAACCATTCTTGATTCGGTTCAAAAGCTTGCTCAGAGACAGGACGACGAGCTTTGACTTCTAGAGTCGCCCACCTGTCGCCTTGTAGAATCGTTAGATCTGGGATCCCTTGCATGTAGCTCGAATCGTTCTTCATGATGATCGCATCAGGATAGAGCTTTCGAAGCTTTCGGATGAGGCCAGCTTGGTAAGTACTTTCACGCACAGCGACCTCCCAGATCAAAAAGTAGAATGTAAGCATGGACTAAAAGGGCGAAATATGAACGCCCTATCCGTTATAACCCAAGCATTCCATGCTACTTAATACGTATTAGAGGATTTCGAGCTGGTAACCATGTGGGAAGACAGGATTACCATTGTGAGCCGCCATGTAAGCTCTAGCCTCGACCATCCCGTACTTCATACAGGCTTCCCGCAACGTTCCAAATATCTCTCCTGTCTGTTTGATCTTGACGGACATGTTGAGTGGCTCGGTCAAGAACATTCGGTTGTACTCGACAACAAACCACCTAGGACGCCAAGCAAGGTTCGACGCCTGACAGTCAGAACGATCGCCATTGAGATGAACGACCGAGTTGTAGTTCTCAGGAGGCTCGCCCAAATATGCTTGAGCAACCAACAGAGAGACTTTACGCGTATGCGCCTTGTCGTCTCTGCTGAGATCCACGATGAGATCTCCTTGGTTGTTCAGACGTGTTGCCTTCGGCGTGTGTCTGTCCTTGTTCATCACCAAACCGTCGGGACTTACGACGTATTGGGGGAAATCTCGTATGGGTTCCCAAATGTCCACTTTTCTCCTCTCAGAAGGCCTTGGTCAAAAACGCCAGATTTTGTAAGAAAACTTCTTAATATTACTACTTAAATACGTATAGTACGTATTAAAGTTGTCATTCTAGGAAAAGTTTTTAGGGTAAGATTTGACATTTTTGACAATAATACGCATTTTTCGATACGTATTAAGCCCAATCGTGTCAAAATTTGAGACATCACCCCAAAATCTACCCAAAACTCAAACCTTAACAAAACCTGAGAATCGCCCCCTCCAAATCGGACATCATCACAAACTTTTCAGATTTGACAAGATTTGACCAAACTTTTCACGTTCCCCGACCACTCCAAAACGGCGTCTCAGACCCTCAAAAAGTAACCCCCAAAGCGCTCTCATTGAAGCTTTCCTTGTTCCTCAAAGCCTTACTGATCGCCTTGTCAATCATCGACATACTCGTCAGAATATAGTAGTGCAGATCCTTGAAACGAGTATTCAAACGATCGATTCGCCCTTGCGCTTGCTCGAAGTTCCGGTACGAATATGTCTGTGAGTAGAAGCAGATCGCGTCCGTCTCGACACAATTCCAAGCTTCGGCTCCGGCCACATACTGAACCAGATAAACCCACCGATCGCCCGTCGGAACCGGCTCATGCTTGTGTCCATTCCACTCTGCTACCTTCCAGTCAGGCAAATCATCAGCAAGCGTCCTGAGAATCTCCAACTCGTAATCAAAGTTGTAGAACACAATCAGCTTGGGGTGTTTGCCCACCAACTCAAGAACTTTCGCCTTACGTGACAGATCAGAATATGCCACACGCCGCATCATCGCGAACATCTCACCAATGTCACGCAACGGCCGCATCTCAATCGGATGCCAACGCTTCTCCATCACTACACGCATCAACTCAACGTCATGATCACACACCACATTGTGCAAGTGCCGAACAGTGTGCCGAGAATATGGCATCTCTACCAAGAGCTGTCTCCTCCACTTGAGCAGCTGACCAGTCTGCAGATAGCGCTCCACTTTCGGGTACTTGGTGTAGGACGAGTACACAATATGGTTACGCCTGAATTCAGTGATGTTCTTGACGAACCCATTGGCGATGAACAGAGGAATATAGTCCTCCCACTTGTCGCCTGGCGTAGCGCTGAGCATGATCCATCGATTACTTTTGGCGATCTTGAGGAAACTCTTGACCCACGCCCCAGTGCCCACCATCCGCTGCTCGTCCAGAATAACGAATGCGCCTTTGATCTCTTTGTACTTGGCGATGTTGTTGTAGGAGTCGACAGTCACAGTGATTCCGTGAATCGAAGCCTCAGGATCCCGTGACATAGCCAGCTTGGCCGCATCCCTCTGCCAGTCCAACTCATCACGCTTGCGAGCTGTGGTGAAAATATAGAGATCCATCGGGTTGGTGATCGTCTCAGGCTTGTTGAGCTCACCACCCATCACCTTGGTGTAGAAATATGCCAGCGACGTGATGGTCTTACCAGTTCCCACGCCTCCGACCAACACTTTGCCGTCTGAGAGCTCCCCTACGGCCTTTGTTTGGTGAGGATATAGCTGCACTACCATAGCGAATCTCCCTTCTTAGAATCGATCTGAGAGCTCAAGCCTTAAAGAAGATGGATGTAGCGACTAGTGTGTATTCTCCGTCCGCAGATATGAATGTGTAAACCTTGCACTCTTCTAACTTCTTTAAGAAGTGCTCACGCTGCTCTTTGTCGGCATCCATGACTTTTTGCAAGAGAAGTTCAAGACCGTGTTCTGGAACAACCGTCCAGTCCAAGAATTTGACTTGATCTTTGTTATGAATGCAAACTTCTACAGTACCCATCACACGGCCTTCAGAATTGTGCGACCATCGACAAAGACCAGCTCATGGTGTGTGCCACATCCAGAGCAGAACATCGTCTTGCCGTCCTGCATGAGCGACAAAACAGAATCCTCATTCATAGACGCAGGCTTACACAGATGACGAATATGGATCATGTCCCCATCAAAGCTCACCAGCTGGTAATCGCCGTCCGCCATGGGTTCAGTACTACTCACACCTTCATACATGTCATTCTCCTTAGGCAAAATTATAAGGAAAGCCCTGCCAAGACCGGGAGCATCTGTGATAGACACTCCCGATCTGACAAGTCTCCTCTAGTGCTTCGTGGTTGCTGAGACTCGAGCGAGCTTGTGCCCGTTCACGGTCTCGTGTGCTGCGTTGTGAATCAGGCTGGTAACTCCGATAGGGTCGGCCCCGAGTCGATGCGCCGCCTGCACTGGATTGGCGTACAGGATCCCATCGGTCACGTCCAAGACAACGCTGGACTTCTCAGCTGCTCGTGCAGCAGCCTTAGCCCCGAATATGGCACCAGCACTCAGGCCAGCTGCCAGCGCAAGTCCACCAACGACTCCGAAGACGAGGTAGACTTCTTTGTACTTCTCGTAGTGCGTGTTACGCTTGTATCCACCTGTGAGGTCGATACCCATGTCGGTAACAGTTTCGGTCATGGTCTTTCCTTCCCCAAGAATATGAATGGCAGAGAGCGAGGACCCGGTAGCAACCTGTGAGAGTGTTGTGACTACTACCGGATCCCCACCATAGTGCGTGTGAAATATGCGAGTCAGTGCCTGAGCATTGGACTCACCTCCTTAGTTGGTATCTACGAAACTGAGATTTTCGACGCTCAGCTTCGCGAGTTCAGAAGCCTGTGGATCTCGTGTAGGACGCCGACCGTCCCCATGAGAGCCGTCAAGGCCGGGTGTGGATTCCCAGCGATGAGAATATCCCTCTGCGGGATAGCAGTCTTGAGAACCATTTCGTCGCCGCAAGAGCAAGGCAACCGCACTGTCAGCTCAACCAGATGCTCGGTCCAAAAACCTTCAGCATTCGTGTTGATCTCACTGACAATATCGCCTTTCTCGTGCTTGAACATGGTCTTCGCATCGATGGCTTCTGCTTGCTCATCGAAAAACGCAGCCATGTCGTTCTGACAAGTTCGACAAATCCGAACGCCTCCGCAACGAGCGACCGACTTTGGTCTGGTTTCGGGGAGACCGGTCATGGATCCGGGAATATGGTGCCCGTGTGATGTCCAGGCCATTAGGAGTTCCTCACCCTAGTAGCTGCATCGATGTGGAGCCTGTGCATACGCCTAACCGCAGAATCCTGCATCCTGTCTAGCTCCCGCATAAACTCCTTGTCCGCGTATTTGCGATCGACGATGGTTTGCTCAACCACTTGGGTTCCGCACGAACAGGAGAGAGTAGTAAGATGACGAGAAAACCCACCAGGCCAGACCTCAGGGTTATCTCCATGCTCGAGCTCGAACTTGACTTTGTGCCTTTGTGAATGCTGCCCACGAATTTGAAGCTCGGTTGCGATCTTGATTAGCTCTGCAGCAGCTTCTTGAGAACACTGAGCGCAGTCCCCAGGCCCATCACATTCACTGAGCTCTGGAGATGGTGAGTTATCGAGTGGTGATCCCTGAATAAAATGCCCGTGTGTGGTGCGTGTCATTACATCTCCTATCTAGGCCAGTCAATTGATAGTGCGTGGCCCCAGTCGCTGAAATCGGTACCATCTTCGTTAGTGTCGATGGCTTCTTCTCGTGCTTGATGATTGCCCGAGTGATTGATCTTACGCTGACAAAGCTCACCCTTGAAATATGGATGCTTAGCCAAGCACTTGTCTGGCTCTGCTCGATTGTCAAAGTAGATGTACCACTCCAGACCATCAGCCATCTTCACCTTTTTGAGACGACGCCAGTACTGCTCGGGTACGTAGCCGACTCCAGCGATGAGGTAACTGACTGGGTTGTCGCCCACTCGGTCAGGTTTGTCGCTGTTCTTCTCGAAGGTGACGAGCAAATATCCGGGATCCTTGCGGTTCTCCTTAGCTGTGACGAATCGAGGAGAGTCCGTGATCTGGAATTGGACAAGCTCGTTGGTGATGTCCAGCGGAATTCTCTGAACATGCTGCTTCATCCCAGGCGCATGAGACAGAGCTTCAATCTTCACTCTTTGGATCCTAACGATCGGACCATCGTTCCGACGCTATTGGTTGCGTAGATGGAATATGGGTAGACGTCTCCTCGCTTACCCTCTTTCTCTGCGGATCCCTTGGTAATGAGATCCCACATGAAAGCTTCTCGATCTTTACGATTCATGTCCGAGAACTTACGAAGAGCTGTTGTCATACCAGCGCTTGTCGTGTACCCTTCGATGATTGTCTCATCATCAAGACCGTGATCAACGATCAGAAGGGTGTACTCCATGTGCTCTTCACCGCCTCGAGCTTCTCTTCATTCCACACTGCGATGGAATATGCGTACAGACCAACGGAGCCCGACTTGACGATGCGCTGATGAGCTCCATTGGTGTTGAGAAGCTCCAGGAATGTCATACGCTCCGGCAAAGTCGCGCCACAGAAACGGAAGAGAATGGCTTCCAGCCCAGTGCTGTTGGTTTTGCCTTCGGCGACAATATGACTGAGGCTCTCATCCCTCAGCTTGAAGTTGTACTCCACCCTTGTGCTCCTCAACTTTGACGTAAATATGGAAGACGGTGCCGGACCGAAGAGATAGGGATCCCACATGCGATGCGCCTTCGGGAACTTCTTCCCCGACACCAAGCACATAGAACACCTGAGCCATGCCTCGGAAAGATCCGAAGCTCTCGGTGTCGACTTCGTAATAGATGTTGAGCGTCTTGCTGCTTTCTGGCCCCTCGGTGATCAAAAGAACTGTGGCGTCACCAATATGCATTGGCTGTCCACCAGAGTCGATTTTGATAGGGACCCACGACGTACGGATCCCGTTCTTTGCTCTGAATCCAGGATCAGGCATGAATTCGTCCTTACCAGTTGTAGGGGTCTGGAAATATCAGCGACGCATCTCACGGCAGAAGATCCAGATGAGCCACAGCCCACCGGTCAGGCAGCAGAGAATGATGTCGAGAAGGAAGTTGCCGAATCCGTAGCTGTTGCGCTTGTTGCTAGCCATGATAGTGTTCTCCTAAATATGGTTGGTATGGCTGGTGGTTGTCTAGCGAGGTTCGCAGGTGGTCATCTTACCTACCATCTTGCAGTCGTACTTGTGATTGTCGATCGTGTCGAAGAACGTGATGGTCAGAAGAAAGACCGCGACACAGAGGAACATGACGATCAGGATGAATAGCAATTCTTTGAGCTTCATTCTCTGTCCTTAAATATAGAGCCCTCCCTCTTGATGACCGTCACCTTACCGATGACGCAGTGTTCTCCTCGATCCCAGGTCTGCCCACCAAGGGAACGACATTCCTCAGTCAAGCGAGAGCCTGTGCGAGCGTCATCGACGATGGCGAAGACTGCGAATAGCAAGATAGTGATCGCTGCAAGAATCATCATGACGAGAGGATCCCGAACCCATTTGGTCAGCTTCATTCCTTCTCCTAAATATAGCAATGCGAGGCTCAACTCCGATTACAGGAGAGCGACTTAGCCGGGGCACCCGGTACCTCACATCGCTAGTCTTCGGGACCCAGACCGTTAAGAGCTTCGGTAAGGATCCCAGACAGTTTCCATCCTGGTTGGCGATCGTCTTTGGGGAATATGATGATCGGACCGTCGGATCCCATGACCTTAGGATCTTCTGGGAACGAGTCATACCCAACCACGAGAGCCCAACACACAGGATGCTCACTTCGAGGAACGTCCTCCTCCAAGTGCTCTTGGTAGTGAATATCGGTGAGCTCTTCGACGAGTTCAGCCAGTCGTGCGTGTGCTGCTCGCTTACGATCCAAGAGGGTCACTGGGATCCTCATGTTTGCGCAATGCGTGACCGGTCTCAGCCGAATGGTCAAACGCTTGAGTCGCCAACTCGTGCAGTTTGCTCGATGGCTCCGTCTTCCAACCACAAGAACACTCTGCACGCGGTGGTCGACCGACAGCTAGACGAATGATGTCGTCAGGCTGATCTGGTACTGATTCAGCAATATAGTTCATGATTCGTCCACCGGTGCCTTGACGGGCTCATCAGTAACGAAGAGCTCTTGGGGAACCGTCTCGAAGTTCTTGAGGAACGGACGATTGGCGTAAACCTTGAAGCCCTGCGATGCGTAGAGGATCCAGTCACCCACGTAGGCCTCGCTCTGACGCCGAGTCATCGGTCGCGACACACCGACCTGAATATAGCGCTTCACCCGACCTGGCTTGTTGGGGGTATTCCCGCGCTCCTCAACGGTTGCGATAGAGCCGCCACACCATGAGGCGACCTTTTCGAAGTTGTCTTCCGTGATCTGAACAGCCTCAACCTGGAAAGGTTTCCGCTGGAACATCTGAGTGTTCAGATCAGACTGCGGGTTCTTGACTGCCGGTGCCTTAGGCTTCGGCACGGAGGACTTCGGGGTTTCGGTGGTGTATCCCATTAGATCTAGTCAACTTTCAGTAGGGGTGACTACATAGCGCGTCTTGCGAATATAGCTTAAACGTGGCTCGGGAAGGTGTCGAACCAATTGGGGTCATGATCGGGATGCTGATCTCGAACATGTTTGATCAGTCGGTCCATGAGCTTGCGGTAAGACTCGCCGACCTCTCCTTGGTACTTACGATCGCAACGTGGGCAATATAGAACCGACGTTGATTGTTCAGGCATAGACTCTCCTAACTAGGTACGACTTTAAGAGCCCCGCAATTACACGGACGAGCAGCGTTCTCAGGCTCATTGTGCAAAGAACACTCAACTCTATGCGCTGCCGCATCCAACTGCTGGTTTCGAAACTCTACGTAAGCCGCTTCGAAGTCGTTGATTCTTTCCTGAAGCCCTTCTGGGCTACCGGTACACACATCATTCCAGTGTGCGATCAACAGACTTTCGTTCTCAAAAGGACCCGCTGTGCATTTAGGGCAATTCATGGTGAAACGCGCCCATTCTTGTGGAATGCGGCATGGGTCGTCGGGAAGAGCTCTGCAAATATCTCTTCCATCTGATCGGCAACGCGTCTGATCTCCTCCTGAGGGTAGGAGGGGAACATCGAGTTCTCATCGATCGTCCTGAGACTCAAGAAGCTCATAAGCGATCGAGGATTGCACGTAACGTATGCCGTAGAATATGTCGCAACAGGGAGGACAACACGGGCCAACTCCTTAGCAATTCCTCTATCAAGCATGGCATGATAGGACGCCCAGCACTGATCGTATGCGAGAACCATCTGCTCGATGGCGAACTCATATAGATCATCTGAGCCAGGCTCGAACGTGTATGCCCCAGGCTTACCAACCTGCACCAGTTTCCGACTGCGGTCTGGAATATAGCAGTTGACATCCATCTCCATGTAACGGCCGGACTGCTCGTTGTAGGAGAAACCGATGCGATGACGCATGAACTCACGCCACACAAATATGGGCGCAGTGACACGGAAGGTCATCAGTCCGTGTTCGAAAGGGGATCCGTGACGATTCTTAGCCAGGAAGTTGATGAGCCCAGCAGACTCATCGGTCCCGAGCGATTCCGCGCCCAGGGTGGAAACTCGAGCCGCCTGACAGATCATCTGGTCATCACCAGCATGCTGTACAAGCTGTACTTCGAGTTCACTTGTGGTTGTCACGTAGTTCTCCGGTTCTGCGATCGTGTTGTCTTCGATCACCAATGTCGTCTCGTTGCCTTCAAGCTCGTGGATCTCAGCATCCTCGAACTCGACCCCATAGGTAAGGATCTTGAGCCAGTCCTCAGAGATGACAATATGCTTCTGCTCCCAGAACTCCTCGCCGAGTTTCTCGATAGCGTCAGCGATCACCTCACCCTTGGTCAGCCACCTCTTGTCCGACATTGTCATCTGAGAACCGTCAGACTTTTCGAGATACCAAGAATATGCGTCCCTGGGATCCTTCTCGCCTTCCGGTGTATAGCGAGTGGTGTAGAAGTGGATGTAGGTTGTGACTTTACGTTTGCTCATAGTTACCCCGCGATAATAGATGGCTGGACCCACACACGAACTTCTTCGTCAAACTTCTTGAGCCTAGGCTCGAATTTGCTAACCCGTTCACTCATCTCATGAACGAGAACCGCGACCAAGTTCTTGTGTAGATCCAAATATGACAGAGCTTGTTGTTCTGGCGTAGGTCCGTATTGCTTGTACCCGTAGACCCCCTCTTCGTGCTCTACTTCGATACAGACCTGAGGGAAATATTGATCTTTGTCGGGAAGTAGAGTGAACAACGTCACTCCTTCCGGAATAGGCGGTGGATCCCCCATGAGTTCCTCCTTCTTTGCGTCTCGACGCCACTTCCACAATCCGATTGCGTTGATTGTGCCGTACTGAGAAGTGGTGGTCGCGTAGACGATCCACAGACATTGAGCTCCCAGACCAATTGCGAATCCTGCAATCATCTTCTGGGTTGTCAAGAATATGCCTGTCATCCCTACGGACGTCAAAACCCACGACCACCACTCCATCAGTACTCCTTAGTTTGTTACGCTTCGAGAGCGTGCTGCTCGCTGACGACTTCACCTTCGATGACGTTGTCGTATGGTGGGTCAAACGGAGGGTTGCCCGACTCGAGCTGGTTGGCGCCTCCACCGATCTCGGGGACGTCTGCGTACTTCAGCTGCAGTTCGTCTTCCATGATGGTGATGTAGATCGACTTCAAATATGCCTTGATGCCGCTCTTGCCATTCACCGCCCACTCGAACGGACGAACGATCAGGTCAACGTTCTTGATGTCGACCCAGTCCAGGATCTCGCACTCGTCCTCTGACAAAGACGTACGCCCCTTGGACGTGACCATCACGATCGTCGGCGGACGGACCGTGTTGCCATTCCGACCGCGGTACTTGACCGAGATCTGAATATAGGGCTGAGGCTCATCGTCTTCCTCACGAGCCTTCAGGGTCTTGATGTTCCAGCCGTCCTGCGCCAGCTTCTCTGCCAGGTCAGGCTCAAGGAGGAGACAGAAGTTGCGATCGCCTTCTGCGTTGTACATGCCCTCTTTACCGGCGAAGTTCCGGAATATGATGCGAGCGTTCTCGATAGTGAGCTGTCCGTCGTTCGGGGCCATCTTAGTTGTTCTCCTCATTCTTCCTGCGCTTCTTACCGGCAGGGTGTCGCGACATGGATTTGTCTAGCTCTGACTTAGCGACTTCGCCCTCGTCAGTGAAACGGAGCGTGCCATCTTTGATCAGCTCGTGAATATGAGCGATCTTCTTTTCGTCTTCCTCAGACATAGTGCTCCTTATAGGATGTGTTAAATGTGCGGAAGGGATCCGTTAGGCCAAACAACTCGTGCGATCTGCGTACCGCCAATGAGCACCCTGCAAATATGACAAGGCTCCTCAGTGATGTACAGAGTCGCACCACTCATCTCAGCCCACGACGACCTGAGTAGTAGATTCCACTCAGCATGGAGAGCGACACACTTACCCCCACCAGAATCGTAGGGGCTGTCGGCAGGCAGCTGCTCGTGGGTCAAACGACCTCGAGGGCATTCACCCCTAAGACAAGAAGGCCCTTTCGAGGGTCCGCCATTATAACCGCTGCCGACGATGGAGTGATCAGAGGCCATGAGGACGGCACCAACCTTGCGCCTGGTGCAGTCTGCTCGTGTTGCAGCAGCCTGAGCAAGCGCGAGTCCGTACTCGTCCCAACTGGGCCGAATATGGTCGGTACCGTCCTCATCTCCTCTACCCCACACTGGGATCAACGTATTCCTCGTGATGCACACCAGCGAACCACGGTCCCTGTCGCTTGGACAGCACAACTCCGTCAGCGGTTTGTGTCACCACCAGCTCAGGGTTGACAAATATCGAAGGCGGTTCACCTTCGGGCCTGCGATGTTTTGCCACTCGGTACCTCCCAATCTGCAGTCAGCCTGCACAAATAACACCACGGCGGTTTACCGTCTCGATGCTGAACGGGGTTGTGATGCTTGCAAGGCGGATTCTCGTTGAGCATGTCCTTGTACGTCTGCAGGACTACCTTGCCGTTCACCACCTTTGCATTGACTACCGGCTCACCATTGATGAGGACCGGCATCTCCTCCTTGAGGCCCACGTCGTGGTATTCCGTGTTCCTCATGGATTCCAAATATGACTGCAACACTGCAGGCGTCATCGGTTTCGGAGGGCTTGGAATGCGCATAGCCCTCTCTGCCGCCTTACTACCCATTACCGCTTCTCCTTTGATTCAGACTCAAGCGGCCTTTGCCAGCTGAGACGATTCGAAAGAACGCAACTGCTTCTTGCTGAGAAGATCGACAAACGGTCCATAAAACTCGATCTGCTCGAAGGCTTTGTCTGCCAGCTCGTCAAAGTAGCTGAAGTCGACCGCGGACTCCGGAAGCTGCTCGGCGATGTGAGCCTCAACCCACAAATATCCCCGAGTACCGGTAACCGCATACGCCTTGTCGTCCTTGACGCGGTACAGCACGCCGCCACCATTCCCCGGATCCACGGGAACGAAGCGACCGATCTTTCCGATGAACTGCATGTCTTCAATCTTGGTGGGGTTCTCCTTGTCCTCGTAATTGAGGTCCAAGTAGATCGCACCCTGTGTGACGTTCTTGGTCTCACACAGATCGTTGAAGGTGATCTCTTCCTTACTGAACAGCTTCTTGAAGACATACGGATGCTTGAACTGCGCACCGATTGCTTCCCAGTCCTCGCCCTTACGAGCAATATAGACTGCGTCGTTCACCAGACAGAAGGAGTCGTATGTGGCTTCATGCTCGAAGTCATAACCATACGATGCACCGAACTCGGTGACCTCCTTGATGATCTCCGGGGTGGCATTCGGAATCTTGATCGAGTCCGTCTTAATATGCGCAACCTCGAAGCCCTTGCTCTCCACGAACTCCTTGAGATCGATCATGAAGAGAGCTCCACGCTTCGCAACGATGTTGTCACGATTGCGTACGTCACGGAATGCATTCTCGAACTTAGCGCTCGTCAAACCGTAGACGATGTTGATCACAATCTTCAGAGCGTAGGAAAGATCCTTGGCGTCGCCCTCATCCTTCAAATATGGAGTCAGCTTGCCGTCGAGCATCTTCTTGGCCCTGTCGTACTCACCACGCTTGATCGCAATGCGAGCATCGAGCAGATCCTTGAAGTTCGGCGTGTAATCGTCACCGAACAGGTTCAACTCGATGATGGAGGTGGGGTGCATCGACGCGACGTCCAAGACTGCCACGTTCTGATACATTCCAGGTTGAGCGTAGACGTAACCTCCCTCGCTGGGATCCTCACCCTTATACGAAGACTTGCCGGCCTCGAACTTGTACCCCGGGAACCTCTCACTGAGGTCGGTGTACTTGAACTTCTTCTGAGGCTGTCGATCGTTACCAAATATGATCTTGGCTGTGTGCTTCTGAGTAGTCTCGTTGACCGTGAGACCACTCAAGTCAGCCAGAATCTGTCGGGCGACGAAGTCCTGCTTACGCGCATTGAACACTGCCTCAGTTCCGAGAACGTCGTTGACACAGTACTCGATGACCTTGTCCACCTTGTCGGGAGAAACAGGCTGATCCCAAGGGATCTCCATCTCCTGCTTGGTGATCCCCAGCTCGATCATGAACTTCTTCAGACCCTGCTTCTTGGAACTGAAGTCGAAAATATCGGCGTAGCTGAGGTTGTAAGCCTCACCGAACAGAGCAGCACGATTGTTCTCGGCGATCATCTTCTGTGACAGCTTGTAGAGCTCCTCGATCGAGTAGCCCATGAATGCCGCGTAGAGAATATGATTGTCGTACCGGCGATTGTTGAAGCCCACAAGCTTGAGCTTGAACAGAGCCTCAATGTCCTCGGCCTTAGGGTTGAGCATCTTGACAACACTCGCGCCCTCACCCTCGAACTTCCAGCAGACCAAGAAGAGGTTCGGGTAAACCTCAATGTCGAAGAAGGCGATTCGATCGTCGGTCTTGGAACTGTTCTCGGGACGAATATCATTCGGACCCTCGGCCAGCTTGTTGCTCTCGGACAGCAGATCACTGGCGAACTTCATCTGCTGAACCGTCTTGAGACAAATAAGCGGTTGGTTCGACGAGTTGTTGGCGAACGCCAGGATCCGAGGACGCATGTCGGTCAGGTCGTATTCGAGACCCTCCCGGTGCGCGTCATCCAAGATCTTCTTGATGAAGTCGATCGACGGCTTGGTGCCTGGATGGATCTCCTTTCGGAGGTTCCGCTCAACCAGGTCACGCAGCCCTTTCTCGCTTTGAATCGTATTGGTGGAAAGCACCTTCTTCTCCTTCAGCGGTAGACCACTGGATATGGGTGTAACAGGAACGTTGTTACACCGAGTGACACGACGCCGCAGTGAGCTGTCGCCGGAATATACCTTTACCTCAATACCATCCGCATAGTTCTGATCCAGAAGCTCAATGTCAGCACCTGTGTAATCGTAGTGAAGGTGTACGCCCTTACCGCTTTTGCTGGTCTCTGCATAAGTTGCAGGCCATTTGGAAGCGGCTTCCAGGTTGAGGTCCAGCGACTTTTCACCGTCATCACCCACAAGGTCGAAGTCGATGACGATGTGGTTGTCTGGCACCTTGACAAAGTGGACCTTGGATGTGTCCAGATCCTTGAGCGTCGTAGAGCAAACCTGAGAAGGCTTCGGCTTCTTGAGCTCGCCGGAAATATAACGCTCTTTGTCGGACCAGTACTTCTCGGGGATCTCGCTGCCGTCTGGAGCAACTCTACTGAGTTGGGCTGGCTGGTCCTTGAACAAGTCGTCGAGTAGGGATTTCGACTGATCAAGAACGAGCTTCGAAACGATGTCCTTCACATCGGAATGTTGCAGTGTGTTGAACTTGTCTGTCTGGAACCCTGAATATACGCTGCGCACCGTCTTGCCTTCCTGCATTCCGCGATCCTCGAAGTGATCGAAGTAGTTCCGCAATTCCTCACGGAACTTGTACTGAGGTAGAGGCCTTTCGATGCCAGTGTTGTCGCAGTACTCCTTGTAGAGAGCGTACGCCTGCTTCAGGGTTGTGCCGTCCTGATCCTTGAACAAATCGAATTGATCTTCGACAAAGTTAACAAACACGTTGGTCTGCATCATCATGTCTTTAGGACGGTAATGAGAATATGCGTTCTTACCCATCTCGCGGTAGACCTGGAGACAGTGGTGCGCAATTGCACCGATCTCAAACTCCACCTTAGCGATCAGATTGTGATACTCATTCGGCGCAAAGACCAAACCACTAGGCTTGACATCGATCAAACGTCGAATGATACCACTCTTCGCATCTGAAATCTTGACGGGCTGGTTCGTACCCATAAATAAGAAAGCATTAACCCGAGCAGTGTAGCTGGGTTTATACTTCTCATTCATGGTCATCTCTTCGTGGGATATGATCGAATTCAACCGAGTGTTGTCTTCGATCTTGGAGAGATCACCGTCGTGCTGAATAGCAACCAGCGGGTTGTCCTTGAACACCTCAGTAGCGAATGCCCCACTCGACATACCCAAAGCTTTCGCCTCGAATGTGGTCGTGTAGCCCTGGAACATCTTCTGAATAACATTCAAGATTGTCGACTTACCCGTACCGGCGGATCCGTAAAGAACCAGAAACTTCTGGATCTTCTTAGAGTCCCCCGAGACGACAGCACCGATCGCCCACTCAATCTTTGCCCGCTCCTCAGGGGTGTACAGCTTTCCTAGCAAAGCGTCCCATGCGCTGTGGTCACCCGGCTGGAGAGCGTACGGCACTCTCTTACTGACGTAGTCAGTCTTCTTAACCGGGGTGTCCGCGAACGTAATATGATCATCAAGCTGATGACTGTGGTCGCTAATGTTCTGCAAGTACTTTCGAAACTGGGCCCAAGAGTTCGTACCGAAAGACGACAAGCTTCGAACGATAGGACGAACCCCATCCTCCGCTTCAAGTTCATCCGCCCTGGCATTGAGCTCTTCGTCCATGAGTCGCTGAATATCGTACTCGTCAGTCGACCAGAGACCAGCTTTCTCGTCCCAGATAGCGTAGAAGGCTCTACCGCGAACCATCAAATCTTTCGAACGCTTCACAAGGTAGTCAGGATATACCTCCTTGAGTCCCTTGTTGGCACCCTTCTCAATCGTACGTACACCGATTGCATAGAAGTCCACTAAAGCTCTTTTCTACAGTTTGTGGCCTTTAAACGGCCTCGTGTCCCTCCATGAGGTAACTTGACAGTTGGTACCACAGTTCAACTTGACGTTGATCTTCGTGTGGATCCCTCAGAGGGAACAAACCCCCTCTCCCGTTACTTTGATAGGTCCTCCAAATGACTTCCTCCAGAATATGAACGACGTAGGCTTCTTTTTCTTCGGTCTGTAGCTCTTGATCGGTGAATGCCCGCAGCCCTATGTTTGCCATAAGGTGCCAGAACCAGGCAGCCGATGTATCTTCTTCAACCTCGTCTTCAAAGGACAGGCGCCTGCTCAACCCGATACACATCTCTAAAAATGAGCAACCGATAGTCAGCCAATCACTATCAGGCTCGTCGAGATCGTAGTCTTCGATGAATTCACGTCGAAGGTCTCGGCCATCCTCCATGCGGTTGTCGTCGTTAGCAACGAACCACACGAATTCGGTTCTATACAAGAAGTTGAGCAGGCACCAATACGATCGAGCGGGATTCCGATCTGATACACGAGCCACCTGACCGTAGAGCCATTCGAAATATAGCTCGTCAAGCGGCTTCGCGGTCATCTCGGTCGACCCCTTGGCTGCGTCGGTACAACTCCGAGAACTTCCTCAGAATATGTACCAAGCGACTGCGTGATCTCGAAGTCCACCTCGAGTCGATCGTTTCGGACGAAGACGATGTTGTCATCCCCGGATCCCTCGCCGAATCGGACAAGGTTCTGCTCGCCTACGATCGAGTTCTTGTCTGGAATCGGCTGATCACGCTCATCTGCCAAGACGCCGTCGCCCTGGTAATATGAGATCGTGTTCTGCTGGTACTGCGGATCGTTCTCCATGAACTCGCTCACGGATATGATGTACGGTCTCCCTGATGCACGATCTTCGTCGTTGTCAACCCGAATCGGTGGTACACCGTTGGTGTCAAATACGTTGCTAGGCATTCCTTCTTCCTCCTCTCCAAGCCCGCCTTCAACTCGGTCGATGATTGCTTGAACCTTTTCGTGTGCTGCCTCAGCCAGTCGAGTCTCGAACTCCGCCATGCTCTCGCCGGTGTTGATCTCGATTGGGGGATCCTGAATTGGCTTCTCCCTCTCGACTGCTGGGCCTGTGTAATTCTCTGAGTACTTGCTGTAGTTGACTCGCTCATCGGGATCCAAGTCCCGAAAGGGTTTGTCGTCTACAACAATATCCTCCTCGTCGGCGGTCATTGTCTCATCTACCTGTTCTGCCTTCGCGCCTAGACGCTCAGCAACAGCAGCAGGATCAGAGAACTCGCCGGTCTTGTTGAGCTGGCTGTAAAACGCTTTGGCCTTGAGCACTTCCTGTTCGATCAAGGCCTCGTACTTGTCAGTCACGTACTTCTTGGTCAGAATATGACCGAAGAGAGTACCTACGACCAAGGAGATACCCGAGGTCGTAAGCGCCACAACACCAGCTTTACTCAGTCGACTTGTGCTCATGAAATATAGCCCTCTCAGAGCAGGTCGAGAACAGCGCCGTCGACGTTGAAGTCCAACCACAGCGAGCGCTCGTCGCCAGCCACGAAACGCATGCCCTCGTGAACGTTGTTGAACACGCCGAAGTCGATGTAGTTGTCACCCTCGCCATCCGAGACCCAGCCGACGATCTGTCCGGCCTTGGTACGCGGAAGACCGAGCATGTCGTGGACATCGTTCAGGAAGACGTGACCCTTGGCGCGCAGCAGATCGTTTGCGTAGTTCTGCTGTGCCTGGATGAAGATCTGGTTGTACTCAGACGCCTTGTTCCAGTTCGGGTTGCTCTCGTCGAAGAGAACCTTGTAGGGGGATCCGCCTGCCTCGGTCGGAATATCGACCTTGACCTTCTTACCCTCACCGTCCAACATGTCGACCTTCTCGACCGGCTGCCAGATCTTGGCCTCGCGCTCCGGTCCGACCTCAGCGATGACACGCTCGCGGTAGCTCTCGAGTGCCTTCTCGACACCGGCGAATGCTGCACCCAGAGCCATGTTGCGCTGAGTCAGGACTCGGTGAGACTGCGTCAGGCACGCAATCGCAAGAGCACCGGTAGCGATCGAAGGAGCGTAGAGCTTCATCAGCGAGACTGCGCCCTGAGAATATGCGATCGTCTTGTCGCGAACGCGGTCCTTCTCCGAGTAGTCATCGTGCTCGAGCGTGTTGATCTGCTCAAGGAGTTCCTTGGTGTGCTTATTGACCTCGACGGCCTTCAGCGTTGCCCGCGACGACAGAACGACAGTTCCGACGACACTGACAATGCCTGCTCCGAACAGAAGGTTCGGGCTGTTCTTCTGAGCCTGGACGAGGATGGGTCCCAGCTGCTTGCTGTTGCGTGCAGTGGTGATAAGGTTGTTGAGCATTTAGATCTCCTTCAGATTTTGTTGCTGAGTCTTGAATATGATGGGTGGAGCACTAGTCGATGTACTGCGGACGGGGCAGATCAAGCAAATATCCGCCCTTGACACGAGACACGCTCGTACCGCGGATGTCTGACCAACCCCACTTCTCGTCTGTGTAACTTCCCGTGACGCCAACCATTCCGTACAGGTCAGCGACCGTTGCGAAGTCGTACTCACTCACGAGATTGAACAGATTGTCCAGAACCTCTTCTGCTTCTGCTCGAGTCGACAATATGATCTCATCGAAGTCGTGCGTGGCCCTTGCTCGGGGGCTCATGGGCTTGGGTCCCTGTTGGCGGTTCTGAGAGTTGGAAGAATATCGGTTGTAGCTGACGTGGGTTGTCGCGCCTCCGATACCACGGTTACCAGCAGGGCGTGCCCGCGGTCCTCGTGCCTCTCCGAACAGCATCTTCTCGATACCCTGTGAAACGGCGTCTGCAATCATGTCTTTAGCAGCGGGCAGAAGTACGTCCGCTACAATATAAGCACCAACGCTTTGTGCATCTCCACCGACAAAGCTCTCGGTGAATCGCTTACCCAACGGCTTCTTACGTCGAACGACAGAGTTGATTGTGATCTGCTCGATCTTCTTCTCTGACTTTTCCGGCTGAGCCTTTGGCTGCTGTTGTGCCACCTTCTTGGTTTGTGCAGATCGGCTGTTGCTGGGGTACTGCTCATCCATATTGTGTTTCCTCAAACCCGTAGTGGCAAAACTAAGAACCCGTAAATATGTGGGTTCAAAGTTTCGAGATGTATGTCAGTTTTCTTCTGTAGCTTTCTTCAGACTGACGACTGCTTCGGCAATCTTGTCAATCGTGTTGTCGGTGTACTGCTTGGATGCGTCAGCAACCATCCCGCCAATAACGAACGAGCCCGCGGTGATTGTAATCGTGTCGACTACAGTCTCCGGGTTGACGTTGTTCTTGATGGTGGTTGTGACGATCTTCGTGACACCGAGTCCGACGATTGTCGAGGTGACGAGCTTGATCGTGTTCAGATTCAGCATGGTAAATCCTTTCATAAGGGTCTCATTATAGGGCGTGTAATTCTTGCGATGAAATATGGGTAGAGTAAAGGGCACACGTTCGCCTCGTTGGAAGCCTTCGGTTGTCGTTTAAGCTTGGCATCCGGTATAGGAGTTCGGACCCCTACGGAACAAACCCTTGCCAAGCCCCCATACCCATTGAGTCAGAATATGACTACTTCTGACGTGCCATCCACTCGGTCATGCGCGTGAGCTCGTCCTGGGTCGGAGGAGTGCTGAGTGTCGGCTGCGGATCCTCCTGGACAACTGGAACCTCGACGGGTGCCTTGATCTGGTGGATGCTTGCTTCCTGCTTTGCAGCGGCTGCCTTCTCCGCCTTCTCACGCTGCTCCCCCTGTGCGGCCAGAACAGCAGCACGACGAAGCTCCTCGCTGATCCCTTCCGACTCCGAGGCCTTGATCGCAGCCTCACGAGCGTCCTTGGGCAGGATCCCGATCATGAACGCGAACGCCTTCTCCGGCTCCTGGAAAAGCGAGAACAGGAACGCATCGTACGCGGCAGTCTGAGTGAATTCCTCCCAGAGCTGATCGTTCTTGATGAATCGCTTCCCGTCCGAGCTGCGGACACCATACGACAAGCGCATGAACGTCTTGACAAGCTCGAGAACTCGACGGATCTCATGCTTCTCCAGGGTGCGCTGTCCCTGTCCGGTGAAGTCGGCCTGGATCTCCTTGAGCTCATCCTCGAGGTCGAGGTTGTCGGCCAGCTCGGTCTTGGTCAGGTTGAAATATAGCGTTTCCGTAACTTGGTTCTCGTCGAAATCTTCGTAGGAAACGGACTGCTTCAGCATCTGCGTATAGCTCCTTGTTACTTAGTGTTTCTTGGAATATGGGTTACTACATCGAGTCAGGGCCGTACTTGGCCTTGAGATTCTCGGAGTTCCGAGCCATCATCTGTTGCTCGCTTGGCCCTCCGTGAATATGGACGTCCCCGTCAATCTTCTCGGTCGAGATGTTCACCGCCTGCGACTTCAGCTGCTCCATCTTCTGATCGTTCTCAGTGACGATGCCCTTGAGCAAGATCAAATATATGATCGCGTCGTGAATCTTCTCTTCCCACTTCTCCATGGTGTGATCGGTGGAATCGACCTTGACCATGTCGCTCAGGCTGACGAGATGCTTCGTGAGGAACCCCCACAGGGACTCAGTGGTGCGCTGCTGGTTGAATGCCGCCGAGATCTCGAAGTTGTGGAAACGGTCCTGCTCCTCGCCACCGGGCACGTACTCGACACCCTTAGCTACGAGGATTTCCTGAACTTTGTTGAGCGTATCGAACACAAGCTCGTTGAATTGCGCGCTCTCCATTACATCGTCCTTATCAGTTTGAAATATGAGACAACAGTTAAATGAAAAGCGAAAAGCCAAGTATTGTTAGTACTCAGCTCTTCGCTTGTGATTTCTGATCCGGGTGAATCAGACTTCGGGCATCTCGACGATGTCGACGAGTCGAGCGGCCTCACGCTCTTCGTAGGTGTCGATTCGCTTGTAGGCGGCGTACCCGACGGCTCCGATCGCTGCAACTGCTGCAACGGCGTAAACCTTCGGGTCCACCTTCTTCAAGGTCTTCTTCAGCTTCTCGATGGGCGTGACGACGATCTCTTCTTCGACGACAACGGTTTCGATGTTCTCGGTCATGATATGTCCTTTCATAGGGGTCTCATTATAGGACGTGTAATATATGCGAGGCTCAGGGCGTCAGCATGTTCTTACTGATTCGCCCCTTACCCGTGGACAGCAGATTCAGATGAATCGTTGTGGTCGGTCGAGGGTTGGACTCTGCAGAAGGAAGTGTCGACTTGGTGTATGTACGATATGAGCCCATCGCACGGTCAAGTAGACGGTCCTCGTTCTTACAAGGCCTGCAGGTTCGCTCCTCACACACGATTCGCCTCCAGATCACCAGCTTTGGTAATATCGCTGGAGTGCTCGTCGTGCTTCACGTTGCCAGCCCACTCGGAATGGTTCATGGTTGTCAAGCCGATGGAGTCAGCGAAGTTCTTGAAGGATTGTCCGATTTTGCTGAAACCTTCCTTCATCGTGTTTGCAGCGGCGTTGACTACCGTCGCATTCGCCTTGTAGAGCATCGACTTCTGGTGCTTAGCTTCACAGACACTTCCAATGGAATATGTCAGCGGCGTGTAGTCTCCGTACACACCACGGTAGGGGTCGCGCATCTTGCTTCTTTCATTGTTGTAGGGGATCCCCCAAATATCAATGAGGCAGGGGGTCAGGCCTCTCGCACAGATCACAGCCGCAGGCGCAGTACCAGCAAACGCCGAAACGAATGCCGGTACTGTCCTCACACCTAGGGCAAATATCCCCCGCAATCAGTCCAGGGTTCTGCTGGGCGTAATCTACGGCTGGGATCACACGTGCGTGTTCGTCTCGTATTCAATACGAGGGAAACACCTTGCTGTAGTGCTGGTGCGGCTGCGTCGTGTAATCGATCGCAATGCAAGGCCGCTGATCAGTGGAGAAGGTTGTCGAGAATCGCAGATCAACCAGATTGTCCACAGACCATCCGAATTCGTCGCCGATCTCGATTGTGTCGAGACCAACTTGATCGTAGAAATCGTTCAGGCTGGCGTAGTTCTCTTGGATGATCTGAGCGTTCATCTCGTTCTGAGCCTGCTTCAGGTTCTCCATGCTGCTCTTGAAATATCGACCGCTGAAGTGGTCGTAGCAGAGCACGTCGCCCTCGCCGATCATGACGATCTGCTGCTGAGTCGGAGGGTTGGCAGTCACTCGATCCTGTGCGATCTCATCGCGAACTGCCATCTCTTTCTTCTCACCAAGCTTGGTGACGACTTTCTCTCGGTATTCGCCGAAAGCTTTCTCGGAGACAGAATATGCCGCCGCCATGGCAGCCGTACGTCGAGTGCCGATCTGGTTTGCCATGACAATGGCCGCGACCGTTGTGACGCCTACTCCAATAGCCGGAATATAGAGCGTCCAGACAAGCTCGACCTTTTCCTTGGTCTCGAGAGGACCACGAACGTCGACAGCGTCGGGAGCGACTTGAACCTTCTCGGATTCAGCCTCAGCAATGAGTCGAGCAGCCTTGAACGATGCCTGTCCGGTCAAGACGGCTACGGTAATGGTACCAGTAACCGCAGTGGCAGTCAGGATGGCGGGCGAATTGGTTACCGCGAACTTTTCGACATTCTTCGCGATATCAGAGATTGACATTGTTCTCCATAGATAGGTTGTGTTGAATTGTGGGTGGAAATATGACTAGAAGTGGAGGGGTGGTCCGTCGTCCGCAGCCTCTTCCTCGTCGATCTCCTTGGAGACCTGTCGGTAGGTCTTGATGAAGTTCCAACAGACCGATGACACCGCGATGACGATGATGCCCCAGATCACGGCGATGAAAGTGATGCCGAGAATAAGGACAAGCCACAAGAGAATTTCCCAAGCGGTTTCCATTACTTGCCTTTCCGATTGATGTAGTCGCCGATGGCGTTGATAACGACTTTGAGCACGACCACGACGATGAGAATGTAGATACCGACAATCATGATGTCAAATATCACGCAGGGATCTCCTCGCGGAACCTGGTGATCATGTCGAAGAAGTCTTCCTTCTCGCTGTTGTTCTGGTAGCGGCCTCGAGCATGACGGTGATGCTTGCGCGGGCGAACCGTCCTGATCATCTCGTCAGTCACAACAAGCGCCATACTCCCTGGACCCATGTAAGGCCTCTTGTCATTGGTTCGACGAATATGGTTGACCAGCTCCTCGGCAGCCCACACCATCAGGATGAGCAGAAGGATGGAGGCGATCTTGGCCTCGAGCGGGAGCATGATGAAGGCGGTGAAGATGTCGTTCAGAGTTTCCATGATAGTTCTCCTAAATATGGGTGGTGTGTAGGGGTCAGATCGAGATGTCGAGCATGGCAACCTTCATCTTCTGAAGGGAGTCGTTGGTCTTGGCACGGACGTCCTGAATATCGTTGTTCAGCTTCTTGACGCCGTAGCTGATCACGCCGAGCGTGGCGACAGAGGTGACGAAGCTCAGGACGGAGAAGACGAAGGTGGCTTTACGCATGATGGGATCCTTTGATAGGTGGTTGGCTGGTTAGGCAAATATGAAAACCTAGAACCCGGGTTAGGGGTTCTGGTTCGATGGGCTACTTCGTGTTGTATCCGGCGATCTTCGGGGCCACCAGGTAGATCGCAACGATGATTGCTGCGATTACGATGGGGATGACGATTTCCTGCATGATAGTTCCTTTCGTAGGGGTCTCATTATAGGACGTGTAATTTCTGCGAGGCCCCAGAGGGGAATATCAATCGTTCAAGCCGGTGTCGGCGTAGTGCCCTTTGTGAAGGATGGTGTTCAGAGCGATGATGTCGTAATCAGACAGTTCAACGTCGTTCTTCTCAAGCATGTCGGCATAATATCGCGCGACGTCCTTAAGAGTTTCGATCTTGACGTGGTTCTGACGAGAGTTCCAGCAAAGACGCAGTAATATAGCAGTCTCCACGGCGACCAAAGCCACCAAAGCGGTTTGGACAGTTGCGGGACTAGCTTTGAGCATTACTCCTCCGTCGGTAGCTTTTGCATGGCGACAAATATGGGTCCGCGTCGAGTCTCGAAGACGGCGAGCTCATCCTCTTCGAGCATTCGGTCCACATCTTCGTCTGTGATGACCAGCTCGAGCTCGTTCGCCTTCGTCTCGTCCTTCAGGTGCCAGTACATCATGGCAGCACCGATCAGGATCCCGTAGCTCAAGCCCATACGGCCACGATGGTCAGAGAAGAACTTCTGCGCGGTGACAAGATTCTTTTCGATACTCATAGAATTGCCTTTCACTTTGTTTGGTCGAAAAATTCCTGCGGCGGAAAATCTACAGCTTCTTTTGGTTCGTCAATGAGCCAAAGACGAATCGGGCCTCGAGAGGATTCGAATGTGATGTGACCTTCGCCAGCGTTGCTCAACCACTCCAGCACTTCCTTGGGCGTGAGAGTCAGGTGAATATCGTTCTGTTGTTGCTTTCGAGCGAGGGATCCCAGGACCGTTCCGGTGACAGTGCCTGCGACGACCGACAGTACGATCTTGTGCTTGGAGGCGAACTTCTTGATCATGGTGGACCTTTCATAGGTGAGGTGGAGCAAATATGAAAACCTAAAACCCGGGTTGGGTTCTAGGCTCTTTCTCAGTCCTGTTCTTGGTAGAACTTCTCGAACAGATCATTCTCCTTCAAGAAGTTGTTCCACTGCGTGGCGGCCTTGTACTGCACGGCAACGCACGCGGTGAGCGTGGCTGCGACGGCGTACTTGGCGCGGTTGCGGCGGATGTGATTCTTGGTGGCGATGAGCTTCTCGTTCATTACATACCTTTCGTAGGGGTCTCATTATAGGGTGTGTAATTACTGCGAGAAAAATGAGATGGGATGTACCAGGGATCGAACCTGGGTCTCCGCTTGCGCGGCGCTCTTCCTCATAAGCTATACTTCCCTCTCATTATAAGACGTGTAAAATATGCGAGGTAAAACCATAACCCGGGTGGGTTAGGTTCTTGGTAATCTAGTGTGGGTTACTAGATGACTCAGTTATCGTTGTCAGAGACATGGTTGGCGAGCTTAACTGCTCCATATGCGACTGCTGCGGTTCCGGCAACAACGGTAGTAACTGTAACTACTGCTGCTCCGACGTACGCAGCGCCGCACATGATAGCGAGCTGTCCTTCGCCATCAATGCTCTTCCACTTCTTAACGGGGTTCATCATGGTAATTCCTTTCGTAGGGGTCTCATTATAGGGCATGTAATATATGCGACCCTTACAAGGATATAGGCTACTTTCGTCACTGTGACAGTTAGATGACGAAAAAAGCTATAAGCCGGGTAAATATGGCTCATAGCTATTGGATCACTCTTGATGGATGTCTTCCACAGGCGTTTTCGCGTGGGCCTGGAGCTTCAGCACGAGAAGACGACGTTCTTTCAGATGCTCGATTTCGGCTTTCTTGAACACCTCCGGTTCGACTTCGTCGTTGGAGTACTTGTCCCAGAAGGCCTCGTCGAGTTCATCGATTTCGGTCTGGATCTTGCTGAGCTCCTTGCGCCAGGCTTCAAACGGCATGTTGGTCATAACGGTTCCTTTCGTAGGGGTCTCACTATAACCCGTGTAATCTACGCGAGGCAATTTTTAGAAGCCGAAATATGGGACAAACTGAGAAGGCTTGCTTGGATAGTAAATCGTCCTTACAAGCCTTCTCAGCTTTGGTGTCCTTCTTAGGGGTCTGTATGTCTACCGGAGCTTCGTCAACAGCGTCAGCGCTTTCGAAGTCACGACGTTTGCTCGTTCGTGCCCGACAATCATCAGGATGCCAGCGAGGTTTCCACCAACGAGGGCCAGCGTCTCCATGCTGATACGCTTCTCCGCACCGACTTTGTGGTCGATGGTCTTGAGTTCGTACAGCTTGGTGAGCTGGTCCACCATTGTGTTGTAAACGTCTTGGTCCTTGTCTTGTTCGTGCATTTCTGCGAGCAACTCGTCGATGGCTTTGGTCAGGCCTTCGTTATTGGTGTTCGGCTTCTTGGTGAACATAATAGTTCCTTTCATAGGGGGTCTCATTATAGGACGTGTATTTCTTGCGGATGAGACTACCTATGCATCAACAGTGTCGGGACAGCCGCCATGCTTTCGAATACACTCGCTGCGGAGCTCCGTAAGCCTGTCGTTGTCGTGTCTGAGACGGTCGATCTCACGACGTTGCTGCCCAACCATTTCGTTCTGACGAATGATCGTCTCGGAATCGAACGCCCGAGCACGGTCAAACGCTTCTAGCTCCATCTGAGCCCGATGGTTCTCCATCTGAGCCCGGTGATTCGCTTTCGAGGCCTGTCTCTGTGTTGCATACGCAGACAGTGCCGCAATGACCGCAACCAGCAGGGTGCCCACTTGTGTAAAGATATCCACCAGCTATCCTCTCCTTAGGTGGACTGACCAGGCCGCTAATTGCCCACCACAGAAATGCTACCATTGCCCAAGAAAAACCGCTGGCAATATACGCGGTATTGTCAGCAGCCGTCCCCCCAACGATATGAAACCCTGCCCACGCAACCGTCCAACCCGTAAGCGTGCTGTACCCAAGAGACTTAGGTGCGAGCGGCCAACGAGAAGTAACGACTGTGAAGAGGCCAACCACAATAAAGCCGACGCCCCATCCGAAATATGGCATGATGCTCAGAGCCAATTTCAGATTCTCAGATCGTAGCTGAGTTGCTGGCTGCAAGGTAAACATGAACCCAATGGCTGCGTAAATAACCCCCGCGGTAACCAGAATAAGCCCATGACGGTCCCAAGGCTTTGTTCTGTACCACTTCGGCTTGACGTGAACCATAAAAATGTTCCTTTCGTGCTCAAGAAGTTGGAGTAATGCCTGCTTCGGGATCTTCCCATTTGACCAAAGTTGGAAAGCCACTGATTCCCGTCGAATCAGACGTTCTCGTATACTCAGAGACGACCATCTTCTGTGGAACACCGTATCGGCCATGCACCATCACGACATCTCCAAGATCGTAATGCTGCTTGTACTTGTATTGGGTCAGCGGTGAAATATCGGCAGTGAGCATCTCAAGTGCGTTCTGCTCTTTGATGTACTTGAGACCTTCTGACCGAAGTTTTGCCTCTGCTGCTGGAGGCCACACTTCAATAGCGTCAGGCATACCAAGATTGGCATCAACCTGACCCATCTGAAACAGCTTACCAGCCTTGTACTTCCTAACGTCTGGATTACCGACAATCGGCTCCCCCGTGACGCTATCGACCTTAGCGTCATCCTCCCAGACGATACGGGAAACAACTGGAGGAAATGCGTTGACATTACCAAGAAGCTTTGGCGGCACTTCACTGTGAGAGCTTACCACGTTCTTATAAGTCTCAATAGAAGCAATCCACTGCGAGCCGGTAATATCCCCCGATTTGAACTGGAACATGATGCGGTTAGCACCAACAGTCAGATCGCGACCTTCGTACACATCAAACAGCAACTTGGTAAGGTTGGTTTCGTTCTCTGTGAAACCCTCACCACGAAGACTGTTGAAATATGGACGATAGATCTTGGCGTTAGAGTTCTTGGGACGGATAGCACGGATCCCATAGCTCTGATCGAGAGCCAACACCTGATCGACTGTAGTAGCTCGAGGTTCAATCGGAGGCGGCCACTCAGTACGGTACCAACTTCCCTTGTCGGTAACGATTGTCTGAGATATAGCCGTGTGGGGAACAATCACGTTCATAGGAAGCTCAAAAGCTTTACCCGTGTTGGGAAAACCACCCTCTGCGAACGGAAATACGATTGCGCCCCACAAGACGAACGCCAAGTGGTCAGGAATCTGAAACACGAGGTTCACATTCTCAGCATTCTTCTTATCAGCAGGCCCACCTTGGTACGCCCATGTAGGACGATTGTCCATGAGGAACTTGAGATAGGATATGCCCTTGACCGTGAGAACGTCTTCCCCAGCATCGTTGGAGTCGATGTAATGGGATGTCACAATATAAACTTCATCAGTATCCCGAAGACTGACAAGCTTATAAAGCGGCAATTGCTGAAGCGTTCTCTCAATGTCGTACGTCTTCATTTCAAATGCGCCTGTTGGACGAAAACCTTCCTTCCAAATAAGGGAGGTGTAATTCTCGACAAGCTCATCAGGACGATAAACATCTCTTTGCACGGGAGAAGCTGTTCCGTACTGAATGTTGTATCGACCAACCGCATCTTGAGGGACGTAAGGCGGAACGCCCGCAGCGGTTTCAGGATATACCCATTCCTTGAGAGTGACCAGGTCCATACTTACACGCCCCTATACTTCGGAGTGTGTTCGTACAGCTTCCAGTCGATGGTGGAGGCGTGCGTGGCGGGATCCAACAGCACCTCGAGTGTGTTGTTCCCAGGATATAGAGAGAGCCACACAGAAGGCCACGTCAGGGATCCCATGAGACTCTCAGTAACGCCAGCACGCCTCCGCCATACTCCCCTCTGCCCAATGTTCGTATCGACGATGAGACGATCTCCTGCAAGAAATAGATCCGGGTTTGTCGGAATCTTTTCAAGAACGAGTTCGTCCGTCGGCATTGCTTGACGAAGCCCAAATTTAGTTGCCGCGGCAAGGAAATCCAACTCCAGCCGGAAGCCGGACATAGCCGACCCAGCGTTGTTAAGCACTGGGAAGACTACGTCCAGCTCCGGATCCGGTACGGATATGGCAGTCCTTCGCTTGAACACGCCTGACGTGGATGCCAGGACAAGCTGCATCAAAGTGTTCTTGTCAAACACTGCAGACTCAGTCCGCTTGATGTATACCGGTGTCATGGCAACCTCGACCCCGTCAAGCATCAACCTGTAGTCCAGAGAAGCGTCTTCGTTGATTGGGTTGAGCAAATATATCTCTTCCCGAAGCGACTCTGGGGTCTGTCCAATCCCGTAGTCAGGATTTAGGTTGATGTTCAACGTGATCTCGCGAAGTTGCTCACGACGACCAATATAAATTCCTGTGCCGCCACTCGTTTGTGCGAGCGTGACATCCACGTCAGTCGGATCCATGCCGTCGATGGTTTTGGCAGTGTAAGGCGTCGAACGAGGGTTCTTCAAGTCGAATAGCGTGATCGACTTGGTGCCCGTCAATATAACCTGATCGAATTTCATGTGATGCCCAACTCCTCCTTTGCCAGTGATAGTTGGCTCTTTGTCTGTCGATAGATCTCGACGTGGTTAAGAGCCTTGGGAGACGTATTCGTCTGATTCATCTCGATAATGGTGGTACGAGCCTCATTATCTCGATCGAAGTTGAACAGGTTCCGAAGATTCTCAGTCGTAGCATCGAAGAAATCGGATGCACGGTTGATGATGGCGTTGAGAACCACAGGACCAGTGTCCAGGCTGTCCAAGAAATCCTCAAACTGCTTGTTCCAGTAACGCAAGTCAAGGATCGGCCTGATTTCAGGCTCAGTCCCGTCAATTCCGTTAGCAAGATCGTCAGCTTCATTCATTCTGTCAGTCAGACCCTTGACTGCTTCCTCAGTGAGCTTCTCGTAACGCCCGTTGCCATCATCGACCTTAGCCATGAAGTCCTCCAGAGCCTTATCGCCCTCTGCAAGCTCCTCTGCGACTGGGAACTTGATACCGAACCAGCCACCAACAGCCTTGACTAGCTTCTGGATCCAACCACCGATCAACCCAAGAACGGTGGTGCCCGGACCCATGAACACGCCCAACAAACCGTCGACGACGGCCAAACCAAGTCGAATACCTGCGGTGATCAACATGCCCTCGATACCAAACATGCTACCGACGGACAGACCTGTGTTGAGAATCGTTCCGAGGAACTCTTCACTACCCAGAACCTGATCAAGACCCTTACCTTCTGCCAACTGACCAAAGGCTTCGTTCGCAGATTCCTTGACAGCGTCAAGAACACCAGCAAGATACTTGAGCTTACCGCCAGCCTTCTCCACATACTCTTCGACCGACTTGGGATCCGCACGGTTTACCTGTCCGTGGAACTCGGCCAGAGCCAATTCAGCCTGCCACACTGCTCCACTCAAGGAGCTGAACCCGTCCTTCATGGCACGAGTAGATATGACAGCGTCGTCGGTACCCTCTTCGATGATCTTGAACACTTCGTCCAAGACAGCAGGCATCTCTTTACCAATACCCTTAGAGAACCCAGCCACGAATCCGGTTGCGAACTTATTGGCCGTTCTAGCCGCAAGAGTGTCCTTGGATTCGACACCATCAACGAAACCTTGGACAGTCCACTCGCCAAGCTCGTAGAAAACCTTTGAAGGTGAGTTGATCTTCAAGACGCTCTTTGCCGCATTAATTGCAGACGTAGCAAGATCCTTAGCCGCAGATATAACGCTACTGAGACCGTTACGGATCGCATTAGCAATACCATCAACCAGAGCCTTACCAACTTCTGTTGCCGCAGCGGTGACTCGAGGCATGTTGTCTCGAATACCCTGAGCAAGACCGTTCAGGAAGTCAACGATGAAGTCGACACCAGCCTGAATAATCCTGTGAATATTAGCAGACAAGCTACCGATGAACGCAACAATAACGTCCGTAGCAGCCGAAGCAACCTCTGGGATTCTCGTTGCAATTGCTTGCAAGAAGGCCGTCAGAAGTCGAAGAGCTCCGTCGGCAATTGCCGGGACACCCTGAACAAGAACCTCGATCAAGGTATTGAGCAGCGTCAGGAACGCCTCTCCAATGCGAGGAGAATATTCGATGATCAGGTCCAGGATGGCCGTCAGAAGGCGACCGATGACCTCTGCGATCTTAGGAATGAGCTCAATGACCAGATCGAGAAGCTTGGTAAGAAGCTCACCCAGAGCCCCAATGATGGATCCCGCGTTCTGAGCAATACCCACAGCGAAAGCAGCAATCGCAGCAGCAAATGCCGTTGCCAACTGTGGAATAAACGTCAGAACCGCTGTCATCGCGGTCTGCCCTAGCATGACCACTTCAAATATGGTCTTGAGAGCCAGACCGAACACAAGAGCTGCCGCAGCAACAGCGAGCATGCCAATACCCAGAGCTGCCATACCAATACCCAAGGCGATAATGACTGGAGTCACAGGACCCAAGACATAGCCCGCCACACCAAGAATCACCAATATAGCCGCGAGACCACCCAAGCCCATGAGCAACTCGCCCCAGGACATGGATGCCATCATGGATATCGGAATCATCAACAGAGTCAGACCTGCTGCAGCAATACCCAGAGCAAGAGCACCCATCATAGCGCCCTGCATGGCAATAAGAGCGATCGCCAACATACCAAGCGAGACACCAAGACCGATGAGGCCCTTAGCGAGTTCACCGACAGACATGCCGCCAAGACTTTGAATAACGCCACCGACCGCTACAAGAGCAACCGAGACGATCATCAAGCCTGCCGACATCATCAGCATGTTCTTGGGCATGAGGTTTAGTGCCAGCGCAACGATTGCAAGCGCAGCACCAATCCCCAATATACCTTGAATCATGGTGGCAACGGCCATACCGCCGATGTTGCTAATGGCAGTAGACATGACCAGAAGCGCACCGCTCACCAAGAGCAACCCAGCACCAATGAACGGCATGTTCTTGGGCATCATGTTCAACGAGGCTGCCAATATAAGCATCATCCCGGCAAGGCCGCCAAGACCCTTACCCAGCTCACCCCAAGAGAGCTCACTTATGGCTTGCACGGACATCACAAGAAGCCTAATACCCGCAGCCATTGGAATCATAGCCAGGCCAGCTCGAAGCATCGGACCGCTAGCCTTACCGAGACCAACCGAGGCCGCGACAAGAATAGCGATCAGAGCAACAACGCCAGTAAGACCCTTGGCTAGTTCTTCCCAACTCATCGTCGCCATGATCTTCATAGCGGCTGCCAATATAACTACAGCACCTGCGAGAAGAACAAGACCTGCAGCGATGACAGGCATCTGGACAATGCCAGCGGCACCAGCAAGCTTACTGATAACCGCCAAAGCACCCACAAGAATACTCACGGCCGCTGTAACAGCTGTAAGAGACTTGACGAGCGCAGGCACATCCATCGTCGCAAGAAGCTTCATTGCCACGGCAAGAATACCAACAGCAACAGCGATCTTGAGAATGATGTCCGACTTGATGTTGGCCTGCATAACAGTAAGCGAGCTGGTCAACTTATCAAATATGCCGGTAACGCTCTCGAAGCTATCCTTGATGCTGGTGATCGTGTCCTTAAGATCACCAATGATGCCGCCCTTTTCACCAGTGAGTTTGGCAACAGCACCCTTGAAGACTCGGATGAAACCGTAACCCAATGCAGCAACCGCACCAGCACCCAGCAAGGTGGAAATATTGCCTGGCGTGAAGAAGTTGCCAAGCATCTCGCTAAAGCCTTCAAGACCAGTCATCAAAGCAGAGTCTGGTGAGAAAGGACCGGCTCCAGCATCGCCCTTTGTAAGGGCGTTCCAGAACTGAGAGATAGCTCCAGTCACATACTCAAGACCTTCACGCATTCTGAACAGAATATCGACGATCTTGGAATCTTCAGAGAACGGACCACTGACGAAGTCGCCACGAGACAATATGGCGTAGACCTGGCTAAGCGCTCCACCAACCTGACCGAGATTGGACAGGAACGCAGAGATGCCTTCACCAATAACGCCGAACAGCTTGATCGGGACGGCCAATATCGTGCCGAGACCCTCAAAGAAGTTCTTGAACCCCTCACTGTTAGCAAGAGTCTCGTGAACCTTGACCAGGAAATCGCCGAGAGAAGCTGTGATGGACAGGATCCCGCCGGAGCCACCTTGAGCTGCTCCGAAGAGATCGAAGAAGACGCCGATGACAGCCTTGATAACTGTTGCGGCGATGCCAAATATGGCAAAGACGCCAGCGAATGTTCTCTTGAGTCTGTCTGCTGTCTCACTGCCGACGATCAATCCCTCGGTGAAACGAGCAAATGCCTGAGAGAGACTGATGAGATTAGCAGCTGTAGTTGCGGGGAATATCTCTCGGAAAGCATCCTTGATAGGATTGATGATCGACATCAAAGCCTTGAATGCGTTCGAAAGACCTTCGATGACAGCAACTCGACCACCACCCTCAGCCCATCCCTTGAGAAGCTCGTTGCGAGCATTCGAGGATTTGCCAATCATGTCGCCGATTGTGTTCGACACGCCAGTCCACAAGGACTTAGCCTGTTCGAAGTCACCGATAATGGTTCGCCAACTCTCAGCCCAGCTGGATCCGACACCTTCCTTCAAGGTATCAATAAGCTGGGTGAAAGTCTTGACCTCGGTCGCAGCATTCTTAGCCGTCTTGGCCTGCTGCTGAATAGCCTTGATCTGTGCGGCGCTGAATCCCTGAGCAGCAAGCTCTGCGTCAGACAAGTCACCCGTGAACTGCTTCAGAGTGTTGGTCAGAACCTCAGAAGTCAACCAAGACTCTTCGCCTGGCTTGGCTGTGATTGACTCTCGGAACGACTTACCCTCGATGGAGACATTCTTCATGTCACCAGTAAGCTCAACAGCTCCGGAGCTAAGTGTGCCCATCTTCTCAGCTGTTTGAGCCAAAGCTCGCTGGAAGACAGTACCACCCATACCAGCGTTAACAACCGAGTTCCAGTCCTCAAGACTCACTCGGCCAGAGGAAATGGCCTGTGAAAGCTGGTACATTGCCGTCGAAGCCTGCTGGGAGTTTGAGCCAGACAAAGCCGCGAGGTTAGCAATACCCTTGATGGACTGGGTTGAGGTGTCGAGATCAACACCGGCCGCGGTGAACGTACCGATGTTCTTCGCCATCTCAGCAAAGTTGTAAATCGTCTGGTCAGCGTAAAGGTTTAGCTCATCCAGATTCGCCGTAACATCTTTAAGTGTTGCGCCAGACGCCTCGGTATTAGCCAAGATCGTCTGGATGGAATTCATGTTCGTTTCGTACTCTTGCAGACCCGAGGTAATCGGATCGATCGTAAGAGCCTTAGCCATGTTCATTCCAGCATCAACAATTTTGTTTGTGATGTTGGATATCGCTGTGATAGCGACAGTTGCCATGGCTGTGAACTTAGCACTTAGAGCAGAAACCTGACCCTGAGCCTGATTGGTGTTGAATCGGTTAGCAGAAGCCTGAGCCGCATCAATACCGTTCGGACCAGCGCCGAAGTTAAGAGTACTCTTGAGATGAGCAAGAGTAGCCATTGAGACCTTGACCGCAGCCTCAAACTTGGCGTTGTCGAACTGCATTGCGACGATGAGATCATCAATAACGGCCATTAACTTGCCACCTTTCTCCGGACTTCGGCGATGATGAGATCAAAGACGGGCTTGATTGCTGGGTTGATGAAATCTTGCCCAGCTACGTACCCGCCAGTGCCGGTTCCGTGTCCGAACTGAATTAGAATGACGACAGGTTGACCGTTTACGGTCCTATTTTGATTGTGCCAGGAAAGCCTCCAGCCCTTGCCCTTCTTCTCGACCTTACTGGTCCAAGAATTCCTCGACTCACCGGAGTCGATGGGTGTGGCTTGAGAAAGAACGTGGACACCAAGAGCACCGTACTTACCGAGAACCTCTTGAATCATGCCTTTCGACATTCTATTCAATTTGCTCTGGGTGTTTGTAAAGGTACCCTTATGGGTCATTGTGATCGACGGCATAAGGGCCCCTTTCCAAAGAGTTACGAGTCTCGGTGTGTAGCTTTCCAGTTGATGGAGTCAGCCAAGCGATGAGCGAGGGATCCTCCACCGGCATAAGGCTTCTGGTAGGCAGTGGTGTGCTGACCACTAAGATAGCCTTCGATGTCGATGCGTGCCTGGTGCAGTCGAGGACCAAGGTTGAACAACCACTTGACCGGGTTCTGGCGGAACACCTTGAGCTGGTAGGCCAGCTGAAGATCTCCGTCGGTCAGGTGCTTAGCAAGGTCGGCCACGAACTGTCCGGGCATCACGTTGGAGGCATCGGCGGCCGTCCGAAGGAGAGAATCTTCTCGAGCATCGGAGATAACGTCCCCAGGGACGGTAGTCCAATAGGTTCGATCGGGAATAGGGCCCAGCTCCTGACCACAAATCCCCCACCCGAGAGTGTCAGGTAGTTCTGCCTGCTTACGACCTTTGGGACGAAAGGGATCCGACAGAAGACCCACGGCAACTACTTGAGTTAAACGATGCTCATTCTTTCGAAGCCATTCGTGAATAACTCGACAGCCACCAGAGTAGCCGAGAAGGATGAACGTCTCACCATTCAATCGATCGACAATGTGATCGATGTTCTCGACCCCAAGACGAGTAGATTCGTCCCAGGACTTGTTGCCCCCAACCATTGCCATGGAGGCAGGCCAGACAACTCGGTCGGGCTTGTACTCCCGATTGAGGATAGTCAAACGCTCGATGACGTCGTAAAGAACCGAGTCTTCGTGAACCACGCCAGGCTCGCTGGATCCAATTCCGTCGGCATAAATGATGTGCATGAAATCCTCAAACTCGTTTCGTAAGAATTTTAATAGCGCGATTAATATGGATAGACCTCTAAGAGGCCTTCCTTAATCACTCGGTCAGAAGCATTGCCAGCGTTTGAAATCGCCTTGATCTCGAACAATGAATTCGGAGCGAGTGTCAGCTCTTTGGAAGTACTTCCGCCATTCTGACTCGTAATCAGAAGCTGTTGTTGTCCGTTGATGTTAACTTCCACCTGACGAACACTGAAGTTTGTCCAGTTGGTCCACCCAAACTCATTCAGCATAACCAAAGCGCGTCCGCCTTGTGCGCTATAGAACGAGCCAACAAGCGTTGCCGTGTTCTGTGGGAGCTGTTTGCGCTCAACATCAAAGCGAACAAGAAGCTGATCGGGTTGAAAGGTCGACCCGATAAACTTAAGGCTGGAAAATGCGCTAGATATACCAGTCGATGTCGAAGTGGTCCGAACGCCAACGTATGTCTGCGAGTCATTCGGACGAAGAAGCGGGTCCCTAGCTGCGAAGACGTAGTTCCCATTGACGTGAACGACAATGACGTCCAATAGACGCTTAACCGTTACGACGTCGTTGTTCGCTAGAGCGAACGTAAAGGGGTATACAACTGGTACAGTATTGTCATACTCAGTTAGCTGAATTCGAAACCCATCGCTACCAAACAAGAGTTCAATAGCATCTTGCCCGTACACATTAGCGCCCAGAATAACAGACGAAGGTCTCACAATGGGCTGAAGATCAGCAACTGTGAAATGAACAGTTAGTTCATTACCGTCGTACATTCTTTCACAAAGACGAATATGCTTTGCCGCGACGTTCGTCACCCTTGGCTTATACAAACCGTTGGTGATTGTCGCCCCGAGCATGTTCGATTCTTCCATGATAGAGAGGGGAAGAAAACCGATGTCTGATGCTAAGCTGAAGTCGTTTCCCTTTTCGGCATATGGATGAACCGGAAACGCTTCTCGAACTTGTCCACTCGGATGTTTGGCAAGGACAACCTGAACAGTTTTCCCCGGAGCCCAAATATCGCCCGCGTCTTTGACGCCGTTCTTAATCATTCAGAATCACCGCGATGAATCCGTCAGCGTTACGAGTAGCTTCTGGAACTTGAGTGTATTCCGACATCGTCCCAGACCAAAGAGTTGTGGTCCGACCCGATCGAGAGACAGCAACTCGAGCCGCAGCGAAGACCTGCCGAAGAGTTGCGCTGAAATTACCCCCGGCGGGATTTGGTGTCGTGACTACAGCGAGACTCGAATCGACCGTCCCGTCAAGAGCACCGGTGATTGTCGGTGTAGCTGCGGATCCTCCAAGATTACCCTGAAGTCGAACACCGCCCTTGGTCGAGTTGGTAGCGTCAGGGACACCACCCGGATCGCCCTTAACGCCCTGAGGTCCACGGACGTTACCAGCAACGATTTCATCGCCGCCTTTAGTGGTCAGAACAAGCGAGTCGCCTTGGACAGTGCCACTAACGACGGAAGCTTGTTCAATTGCCAACATTCGTTGAGCGGTAAAACCAGTAACAGTTACGCGTGCCATTGGCCTGTCCTTTCTAGGTTTTTAGGCGTACAAAAGGCCTTTTTGTCGGATGTCTTCGAACGTAGCAACAGCAATATCCGATGCGGCTAGATAATCAATTGTTGCTTGACACTTTGCTATTGTTGTGTCGTTCGAGGTCACTTTGTTCTCCACAATGTCGTGAACCAAAAGGACCAACAGACATTTGTTAACAACGGCACGATCAATTTCGCCAAATATTTGAGGGTCCGTTATGTTGCCGAGAGATTGCCCGTAAAGACGGAACGGCTGGACTGGAATTTGCTGATCGTCAGCGCCTCCACCAGAGAGTCGCCCAAGAGCAAGTCGCCCAATGCTAAAGAACTTTCTAAGGTCTATCTCAGAAACGGCATCAATCGTGCCGTTAGGATATGCAAAAGCATTAGAGACGTACCCTCGTTGCTGATGATCAGCTTTGATCTTGGAAAGCTCGCTAATCCGCTCAGCAGACGTCATCCCTGTAATCGATTGCGAATGCGCAGCGTAGGTTGAAGCGTGACCACCAATCTCCCACTTTTTCCTAAACGCTAGCTCATCCAGCTGGTCTCTACTGATCTTTCCAGCCTGCCCAACCCACTCATCGATTGGGAATGCCACTGCTCGCATTCCGTACTCGTCAAGCATGGGGGCAAGAACTGTAGCGTGAGATAGAAAAGAATCATCAGCTGTGATCACGCAAACCCCGTTGGGGTAGATCGTGTTCGGGGCTGGGATCAACTCCTGCCTACCAATATAAACAGTCACCGGACCCGTTGCGCGATCGTTGATGAGGATTCGCCAGTAAATCAGTCCAGTATTCGGCGGTGTTCCAGTAGCTTGTGCTGTACTCCAAGGAAAGGAAATTCTCGCCCATTCGTTATGCTTAAATGGGCGCTGAACTTCTGGGATCCCAGAGGAAGAAAACACAGACTCGAAAGTCCAGTAGTTAGTGAAAGTGGCATCAGCAGATGCCATCAAACGAAACCTAGCTACTTTGTCAGCCTCAGTGACATCGACCGTTATAGCAGGCATCTCGCTAGCTCGATCTACTGCAGGAAGTGCAGGAGAAGTTAGAATTGTAGATGCCCCAGTGCCTCCAGTCACGACTTTGACGCTTTGTTTACCAAAGGCTGGGTGCGCCAAATCATTAAGCGTAACTGTTGCTCCCCCAGCAGAGGAAACAGTCCACCCATGACCAGATTTGAAATTGGTGAGGATGCGAGTGTCAAGATTCGCAACTTTACCGATCTGACCTTGACCGTGTCTTGCGTACAAAGAGTCGGCCTGGGACGGGGTCAACTTCTCATTTATCTCTGAACCGATCCCATTCATCTCGGAGGCTGAGATCGAATCTCCGGTCACGTAGTCTGTTCTAGCCATTAAAACTTCTTTCTAGGTGAGTTTAAATGGAACCGACAAAGGAAAATCAGAAGGCTCATCAATGATCTCATCCGTTGAGGCGATGAGGTATGTGTCATCATCAAGATATACCGCATTGGCCTCCTTAATTGTGAACAACCCAACGCCAGGCATCTGCTTGATGAAGTAATCGGATCCTGAAGCCGTCCAAGTCCCATCCCCGTTGTCCACGATTTCAATGTCAGCGGCCGTGGTGGTGATGAATTCGAACTCGTCGATGGTCTTCATCTCGGGATCCGTCGTGTCGGTCCCGTAAAGCGCCTGTTCGACCTCAAAGATTGCAAGCTCGTGCATCTTTGTGGTGTCGAATATGATGTGCGAAGAAGGACGAAGATTCAACCCTTCCATCGGAACCGACGAGAGCTCCCACGAGAACTCTTGAGCAGCCTGATTGTTGTTGATCGTCGAATATGTCTTGTTCGAGGGCTTCGCAGTTAGATTGTAGAGCACATGAATCTTATACCCACCACCAACACCATCAATATCGTCACCGATCATCGTTCGGTAAGAAAGATGGAAAACGCCAGTGGGGATCTGACCAGTCACGAAGATTCCGTTGCCCGATTCACGAACACCATCGTAGAGTTCGAACTCTTCGGGATAGGTGAACGCTTTCAGCGTACCTTTGTAATCTCCACGAGAAACGTAGTCAAAGTATTTGATTCCGTTGAAGTACAAAGGCTCAACGACCGTATCAGAAACGTCGCTGACGGATGTCAAACCATTCCAAGGAACAGCAATTCCTTCAGAAGGCAGATACAAAACGCCACGATCAATACCGACTTCGTATCGACGTTGCCCGACAGAGTTCCATACGACGCGTGTCATCTAATCACCTCCCGATTATCCAGTACTATTCAAGGCTGCTCGTCGTTCAGCATTCAAACGCTGTCGTTCTTGCGCCATGCTCTCTTTTCGTTCCTTGTTAACGCTCTTATTGCCGGACTTGCTCTCGGCGGCAGCACGTTCCTCGTTAAAGACCTCGATGAGGGTGAACAAACGATTGAGATGCCACGTCTGAGCTTCCCATGGAATCTCGTAAGACGTCATCCAATAGTAAAGAAGCTCGCTTGTAACTGTCTGCGTTCTAGGTTTCTTGTTAGGACGCTTATTGAACCAAGTCGCAGTCTTCTTGCCATGGATGTGAGCATTGATCTTGACAAAATCGTCATGGCCGAGTTTGAGGAAAACTTCCAGAGGAGTATCCTCATCCAAATCCATCATGATGACGTAGGCCAAGATCTCTTCTCGGCTTTTCTCTTTGTCATCGAGGAACGGCTTTTCGTACTCTGACTCCCATTTTGACAGTGAAACTAAGGAGTGCTCCAGCCTCAACCGATGCGTGGTCTCAACGAACTCGTTTGTGTCTTCGTTGAAGCGTTCGCTCATCACTACTTGAAGCTGGAGCATACCTTAACTCTCACTCTCGATTAATGCTGAACCTAGGGGGTAAAGGTCCAGCTGGTGGTGGCTCCGGTGGGGAACTTGTAGCCCACGGTGGGCTCCGCCGTGACGACGGTCTCCTCGGTGAGGACACGATCGCCAGCAGCGACGGGGACACCCGCGATCTTGTAGCTCACGCCGGTGACAGCCGGGATGGTGACGGTGTCCGAAGGCGCATCCCACTCGGGAGCGGTAGCCGTGACCTCGGTTGCCGAGTCCCCAACCAGCTCCAGCACCTCGGAGGGGGAGGGCAGACGGGGGTCGGTATTGGCAGCGCCGTACAGAATCGTCTCGAGCGCCTCCAGGGCTTCCGCCGACACCATGGTGGAGTCGATGGTCACGTGAGCGGTCGGACGGAACGGCTTGCCGGTCGTCGGGCTGATGCCGTCCACCGGGACCGGGTTGGTCGTGAGCTCCCAGCTGAAGGTCGCGGCCTCGGGCGAGTCATTGACGGTCGAGCGCGACTTCTCCGAGGGAGCAGCGTTGCAGCCGTAGACGAGATGGATCTTGTATCCGAAGTCGGTTCCAACGACATCATTGCCGATGAGCGTACGATAGGAGAACCCGAACGTCTTCCGAGCCTGCTGAGCGATCTGAACACCGCTGACGATGGCGGTACCGTCACACTGAGCGAACTCTTCCGGGTACGTGAAGGCCTCGATCGTCGCACCAAACTCCTCGTTCGAGATGAGGTTCAGGTACTTGATGTTGTCCGCGTACTGCGGGTTGGGCTCAGCACCCGAAGGCGACTCCGACACCGAAGTGAGACCGTTCCAGGCGTAACCGTTGGCGTACGCACCGGTGTTGTCGGGGATGTAGAGAACGCCGTGATCGACACCAGTCTCATAGAGACGGTCGCCAGCGGCATCCCACTTGATTTCTGCCATTGCTTTTTACTCCTTTAGAAGTACAACGTAAAGACGTCGTGGTTTAAGTTGTCTGACGTGAAAAACCGATTGTGAGAGGTCAAAGGAAGATTCGCAACCTTTTGAACCAATTCACTATCGGGGTTTTGATCCACGACAGTAACCTCGTAACGGATGGCGTGTCTGTATGGACTGTTGTCTGCATACGACACATCCATCGTATCTCGCGCGTAGATGATGCACGGATATGTCATCGACAAGCCGTTTGGAGGTTGGAAGTAGACGTTAGGAACAATGTCCTTCAACATCTGTTGTAACTCAAGCCGGGGTCGGGCCATTGTACTGACCTCCCAACCTCAGGATGAGCCGGGGGCTTTGCACTTCGACGTCTGAAACCGTCCACAAAGCCCCCGACCAACTGACATAACGAATTGCGAAGATATGGTTGTGCGCGTATGCATCAGCTACGATGGAGATTGAGTTACTGACTGTAAGCTCGTCGTGGAGTCTTTCCCCCGCCGCCAGAGAGCGGGCGTTTCGGATGACGTCACCGTAGTACTTTCGTTCTACAATTTGATCAACCCAAACGCCCGACTCTGGAGGGGTTTCCACAGCTTCGCCGTAACCAACTACACCGCAGAATTTAGCCATGGCTCAGATCAGAATGCTCCGCTGACCCGGCCCTTGTCACCATCGAACAGCCACTCATCCTCAGCGCTCGAGGACAGGTAGTACTCCGACGAAGCCGGAACCGCGATCACGGTCAGCTCCTCATCCGGAGTCAGCTCAACCGGCGAAGCGGTGGTCAGCGTCGCGTTGGTGAGCTTGTTCTTGTAGGTGACACCGGTGATGGTCGGAACCGTCACGGTCTTGTCCTCGTCGTCCCACGCCGGAGCGGTCGGACGAACGAGAGTGCCACCAGCCACGGCCTTGATCACGATGGCCGACTTCGCCCGGATCAGAGCGCCCGAGATACGGGTCTCGATCAGGTACTTGTACTGGTTGTAGTCGATGTCGAAGTCGTCGAACAGAGCGACGTCGCCACCCTTGTCAGCACCGATGGTGTAGTCCTGCAGGTTCACCATGACGCCGAGGATGTCCACGGACGGCTCGTCCATGATCTCGACAGCGGTGATCTTCGAGACGCGCAGAGCGGCCGAGAGATCGTTCACGGTCGGGTAGATCCGACGACCCATCTTGTCCTTGATCAGCAGGAGCTGAGCGAGAACCGTCTCACTGGTGAAGAAGGTCGGGTTGCCCGAACCCCGGTAGTGACGACGCTGCAGGGTGAGGGAATCGATGATCTCCTCAGCCGTGTACTCGCTGCCTCCGGTGTTGACGTTCAGGTAGGTGACGTACAGATCGTCGTCGTTCGCGATCGGACGGACGTGATCCTCAGAGATCTTGTCGTCGTCACCGGCCGAGCGACCATCGCCGAGCAGGACCGCGCGAGCGATTTCCTCCTCGAGCATGAGACGCATCTCACCCTTGAGCCAAGCCACCACGTCGAAGTCGGTGATGTCCAGGATGTCGTCCCGGTCCAGCTTCTGCTTCTTGTAGATGGTCTGAGGGGTGGTGGTTCGCCGAGCGACCCGGAAGAACTCTTCCTTCTTCAGGTTGCCCTTGACGTAACCCTTCGCCCGTGCCTCGTCCAGGGTCAGGTTCGCGGTGAGGCTCTTGATCCGCGAGAACGGGGTCTTGCGGGTTCCGGTCATGACCTCCGAGACCCACTCGGTCCGGCGCTTGATGAACTCCGGGGTGCTCGAGATGGACTTGGCTTCCGGGAACAAGACATCGATGTCCTCGATGCCGTGCTGAAGGGCGTAGTCCTCAGCGGCTTCCTTGATGGAGCCGAGACGCTTCGCGCCTTCGAAGATCGAGGCCGAATCGGCGTGGCTCAGAGCGGGAGTGGTGTCTGCGCCAGTCATGGCACCCTTATCGAAGACGTTGTGCGACATGGTGGAGGTTCCTTCCGAGAAGTTGGAGTGCTGTGCGGTGGATTTGCTGTCGTCCGATGCCGACGAGGATCCCTTATCGGCGTCCTCGAGAGCCTGGCCGATCATGAAGTAGACGACGTTCTTCTCTTCTTCGGACATGCCGTCGAAGATTTCCTTCACCGTCTTTTCCTTGGACGAATCGGATCCGGAACTCTTGTCCTCGTCCTTCTTTTCGTCCTTGGTGTCGTCGTCACCCTCAGCATGCTGAAGGGCTTCTCCGATCATGTAGTGAACGACCTCTTTCTGATCGTCGTTCAGGGTATCGAAGATTTCTGCAACGGTCTTACCCATGGTTTCTGTGCTCTCTTCCGAGTGGGCGATTGGTAGTCCTGTGTAGATGATCGCCTCATCGTCCAGAGTGTCGAGAGACCCGTCACTATGGGCAATGTTGACGTTGTCGATCAAGGCACCGGGGTTCGCCCCTGCAAGAACGAGACTGACCTCACGGATCGTCCCATGCATGACTGCCTTATCTTTTTCCACCAGCTTATTGGCGTAGATAGATAGTGCCGTGATGTCGCCGTGCTTGACGAGCGACTTGGCGTTGGTGGCTGCGTCGGAATCGTTGAAGAATCCGTAGCCATAAACATCTCCACCACGAGCTTCGAGCTGCATGTGGCCGAGAACATTGGAGGGCTCGTTGTGTGCGTGCTGCCAAACGAGCGGGACCTTGGTCCCATCCATATGCGCGAATGCGTCAGACAGGATCGTGCGACCGTCTGAGCATCGAAGATTGGCTTTGGTGGCAAAACCACTAAAGTCGGGTTCCATTTTGACCGCCCCCTTTCGTTGGTTTGGACGACGTATTGTGAATCATACTAAGCTCCAATTCGACCTATCGCTTCTACTCGCTTCTGTAGCTTTTCGAGACGTTCAGCTGTCTTATCAACCTTTTCGCGAATGTCCGAGTTGGACTCTTCACCAGCGTCCGGGTTCTCTTTCTCGTACGCTTCTTTTGCAGCTTTTGCAGCTTCACGCTTCTCTGCTGCAGTTTTGTCATCGGGCTTAGAAGATTTTTCCTTCTTCTTTTCAGGCTCTTTCTCGTCCTTCATGCCCTTTGAACTGCCCGGACTTTTGACCTCAGCAGAGATCATTCGGTTGAGAGTGTCCTCAGAGACATTCCCGGCACGACGCATAGCAGCAACCTTTGCCTGCTTGATCGCACGGTTGAGCTGGTCCACACGGACTTCTAGCTCAGCCAGCTTCTTCTTGAGTTCGGCACGTTCGGCTTTCCTCTTAGCAGCCAGCTTTCGCTTTGCCAGTTCCGCCTTCGAAGGTCCTCGCCCCTTGGGCGGTGGCTTTCCGGCGGCAGGCTTACGACCCTTTAACTGTCGAGTCCGCAAGTAGTATTCGCGAGCCTTGACTGGGTCGTACTCATGAAACAGTTCACTAAGAGGAACTGCTTCGATCGAGCCCATGTAGTCCACGTCAGTCCTCCCCTCCAAGTTCGGCAAACATCTCGTCGATCTTGGAGTTGAAGGAATCGAGAGCACCCATCATTTCACCGGATCCGTCATCCTCAACGACTTCGGCGTCTTCAACAACCTCGCCTTCGACGGTAGTTGGTGGTTCAACACCAGTATCCATCTGAGGCATGTTGCTGTTGACGAGTTGGTCAGCCTTAGGATCCTGAGACGGAACCATACCAACGACTTGTCGGAACTCGTTCGAGGTCATGATCTCGTTACGAGTGAACTTGTCGGCGATCTCGGAGATGTTCTCGATCGGGACGAGACGGAACGGATCCCGGAAGAACCGAACAGCCTGATTCTGAGAGCGAGCCGTCTTGGTCAAGAAGGTTCGGTGCATGGCCTCTGTGATAGCGGCAACCATTGGTTCGATGGTTCGATTCCAATAGTTCAGCATGGTCTTTTCATCAGCCGTCCCGTTGAGGATGGCGTCAGTGATACCAAGCTGACCATACAACATCGTTGTCAAGTACTCGACTTGCTCCATGAGGTTGTTCTCGGCAGGCCTGTTCAGCTGAGTTACCTTCTCGGTACCATCAGTGTAGGCGATGCCATACTTACCCTCTTTGAGCTGAGACTCGATGTCGTTTCGTCTTTGCTCAGCCTGCTGGCGACGAGCTTCAGACTTGACGACGTAAGGCAACTGGATGATCAAGTCGAGTTTGCCCGATGCTGAAGCCTCATCGACAGAATCAAGAAGGTTCAGCTTCCGAACCAGACGCTGAAGAGTGGAATTCGGCTCGTTCATGATCGAATATAGCGGATTGACAACGATCGCTACGTTCTTCTTGGAGACCATGATCTCGTCGAATCGCCCAGCTTTCTCATTAAAAAGGCTCACTCGAACTTGCTCTGGGTGCCAGCTGATAACCTTGCCGACCCGCATAGTCAAGATGTCGTACGAGGCTGAGACGTTGGGGTTCAAAGAGGTGTCGACCGGAACAATAGCCACAACACCCTCGGAGCAGAGAGTCATAGCAATGTCTTGACGGAAAAATCGTGAACCCTGATCGATGTTCGCTTCAACAGTGAGGCAATTGTTCAAACCACTGTCAATGTCAGACTTGAATCGATCCTGATCGTCCAAACGAACGTGTCGAATCTGAATCGAAGCAATATCAATCCCAATTCGAGTATAAATCGAGGTGATGATTGAACGTTCGCCAAGAGTACCTGTAGAACTTTTGATCCTATCAGGGCGATTCCCATACGTAGCAGAACCAAACACTTCCGGAGAGCGATTTTCTGACTCTTTATTAGCAGAGCTAAATGTGTTGTAAGCTTGCTTAACCTTTCGGGTAAAACTAGCCATAAGTCACCTCCTTTCTCCTGTGATGTCAATCATTTGCGGACGATCGGAACGTAAACCTCGTCCTCGAAGTTATTCAAAACGAACTCTTCGCCTTCTTTTGCTTGACGAGCGAAGACTCGAGTGGAAGCGACGTTGAGAGCGGCACCGCTTTCGGCATACTCGACAAACTGCTTGCCGGTCATCACGGTATCGGCGTAATCTCCCGGAGTTCGAGTCTTGACCATGATCTGCTCGCCTTTTTCCTTGGCTTCAGCATATGCCTCATTGGTCTTCTTAAGATCGTACTCTTCTTTGCCAACCTGATTGGCTAGCTTCACTTCCTTCTTCGAGAACATCTTCTTGTCGGCGACACGAGTTTCGATTGCTTTCGTTGCCGCATTTGACTTTTGGATAGCCTGAGTTTGGGCAGTGGTGTTTCGCCGAACTTTACCATCGGGAGAGACGTTTACGCCTTTTCCATTTGCGTGTCTTTCAGCGAGCTTTCTTTGACCCCACTTCATACCCTTAACACCGTAGTGTTCTAGGAAATCCTCAACGCCGTCGCTCATGTTCCACCTCGTTTGCCCTTAAAGTCTCGATTGGCTAGCACGTTTCGCTGAGCTTGATTGATTTCATCAGCACTCAGCTGACGGACGCTCTTGACCTTAGTAGTACTTTGGGCAGAAAGAAGGATCATAGGCTTCTTGCTCCAGATACCAGCGTCGTTATCATCAAGAATAGCGTCGTAACCCTGCTTCTTGACTTTATTGAAATATACGTCGGTAATCGGAAGCTCTTGGTTGCCAGCAACCTTGTTGAACTTCTTGTATGCCTTGAGACCTTGCTCTTTTGCATTGAGCTCGTTGATCTCGTCCTTGTAACCGCTTTCCTTCATCCACTTTCGACCTTCAGGCGTCTGAATAGTCTCGATGAAGGTGTCGATTCGAACCTTTTCAGAAGGCATAGCCATCCGCTTCTTGGCTTCAAGCTCAACTTGGTAGACTGAGTGGTATTCCTTTTGACCAAAAGCGAACTTCTTCTGGACGGCAGGAATAACAGCTTTGTACATCTCATTGTCGCTCTCAAGCTGAGAGACATAAAGCCTCCCAGACAGAGCTCGATCATCGACGCCTCGAACAATTCGGTTTAGAGTATCGCCTTTCTCAATATACTCTTTACCGTCTTCGAGTTTGCTGTACCACTCTTCGTCGTACTTCTGTTGCTTCTTGATCGCACCACCGGATGAGAAATATCGAGTCATCTGAACGGTGGATCCCGCTCGCTTGACCATACCCTCGGTTGTGGTCGATGCTTTCTCGCTATAGGCTCGATGTTGGTCCTTTCGGACGCCCCACTTCATTCCCTTGACGCCGTAATGGGAAAGAAATGCACTAACACTAGACATTAACACAACCCTTTCCCATTAGTCGACTAGACCAAGTTTACGAGCCTCAGTGATCTGCTGATTCGTGATGTCTTCGGCAGAAAGGCGATCAGACTTCTCAACGCTGAACATATTGCCGTCTAGAAGTCGAAGAGGTTTCGTTCCCAGAGCGTCAGCGTCGTTTTCGTCAACAAGAGCGTTATAACCGGCCTTCTTAACTTCGCTAAAGTACTTGTTAACGTTAGGGTTGTCATTGTTTGCCCACCCCATAGCCAACGTTGAATACGTAGACGAAGCCAGCTTTCTTGTATCCGAAATGCTTCCGGTCGGATCGACAGACCTACGGAAATCTTTGTCACTATCAAGCATACGCTCGTAAATATCGTAAGCCTCACGCCGAGAAGGAGCCTTAACGTCTCCATTTGCTTTCAAATTCACGACGTAGCCAGATTTCGTATTTAGCCCCCACTGCTTCCAGTAAGTCGGAAGAATTGCTTTGTATCGATTAACGTCATCCTCAGCAAAGCTTGCATAAAAGCCGCCAGGCCTTATAAAGGTTTCATCGTTCGTCGACACTCGCTTAAGAATACTTCCCGACTTTAGACTGACTGGGCTGGTGTCCAAATTATCCGGGTTTATTGCTCCGGCTTTTCGCCCAACTCGTTCGTTATAGTTGGTTAGAAGCTCAACCTTTGCGTTTCTGGCAAGGATTTGATCCGCAGCGTTTTTGCCGCTATCAATAGGGTTGTCGAGATCGTGATCTCTACCCAACCTTTCTCGCATCTTTCTACGAGCTTCGTCTGCGGCTTCCTTGTCTAGTGCTTTTGCCTCGGCTAGTTTCCTAGCGGCTTCTTTGTTGTTGGCGTTGATCTTGTATCCGCCATAAGCTACAAGACCAGCTACTGCAACGCCAGCGCCTACGTTGATTGCGGTTTTATGTTTTTGGTAGAAGCTTCGATTATCTTCTTCAGCCTCAACAACGCCGTACTTTTCTTTTAATACTTTTGGATCGACGCCTTGCTTTTTAGCATAAGCAATGAGGGCGGCTTCGGCTTCTTTGGCTTTCTGTTTATCGGTAGACGCCCCACCTTTTACAGATTTTTCGCCACTTCCGCCGTCCGACCCTTCGTCGTCATCTTTGCGGACGCCCCACTTCATGCCTTTGACGCCAGCGTGTTCTAAAAATCTACGAACCTCGTCGGAACTCAACGCCCCTCCTAAACTAGGACTGGCCGCCAAGCTTGGCTACGACGTCTTTCTGAATTCGAACTTCTCGAACATAAGACGCGCCATGACCACCCATCAAAGTAATCGCTGTTCTCTTACCTCGAGAATAACCATCTTGCTTTGCCAGCTGAGAAGCGGTGTAACCGCCCATGGTAGCCATGTCGAGCGCCAAAGTTTTGGCTTTCTGACCGCCCGACTTCGACTTCCACTCGGCTTTGTTCATCTCTCGATGTTCTTTTCGAGTTTCCTTGGTGACCTGCCGAACCATTTTTCGAGTCGGCTGAACCCCCTGAGGATTGTGACGCGTAACGCCCCACTTCATGCCCTTGACACCGTAGTGTTCTAGGAAATCCTGTACATCACTCGATGTCATGGAAAATGCCTTTCGTTACTCGAACGCTTCCTTGTTTGCTTTGTAAGCGATGTAAGCATCCATCATTGCAGCGACGTTATCGATCTTTTCTTCTTGACGCTTCTTAAGAAGTTTGCGGTTACCATTCGTATCTTCTAGTGTGATGGCGTTACCCATTGTGAATGACATCAAACTCTCATCAAAGATCAGTTGACGTTGCTCACTAAGTATCTTCAACTCACCCAGAGGAACCGATTCGGTGCGAGCACCCTGAATGACCTTCTCAATTCCAAAAGGACCATTCTCAGCTTCCCAGCGAGTGACGAATTCTTTTGCATTGTAGGGGTCAAACCCTAGCGATCGAACGTCATACTCTCGATCTTCGATGTGGCGATCAAGATCTTCGTAAACTTCCATCATGTCGAGAATGGTTCCCGGCATGACATGAAGACTTCCCTCATTCACAAACTCGTCGTACTTGAAACGAAGAGCACCCGGAAGCTTCATGAGAGTTAGCTCAGTGATGTAGCTTCTTGTCTTGATTCCAAACTTCCCGTTGCGAAGAGGAAAGAAGAAAGTAAAGGCACAGAAGTCATCACCTTGCGAAAGGTCAGCGCCAAGCGAGCAAGGATGACGCCAAAAGTTCTGACGACGATGAGGAAGGGTTTCTTCGTAAGTGAAGAAGTAGGTATACCCCTCCATCGGGATCCCGAACCGCTTAGCCAAGATGTCATTACGAGAAGCCGGAGCTTTCTCAGCTCGTTCCACATCCAAATGGTAAGTTTCGTAAGTTACTGTCTTACCAAGATTGGGGTTGGCTTTCAACCACATCTCGGGTTGGGCAACTTCCTCAAGACTATCCAGCTTGTAGTGCCAAATAGAAACGTGAGGAGCGGAGTACTCACCCTTAAGGATGTCCGCAAGTTCCATTTTGATGGTATCGCCAGAACCGTTTCGAATGGTTCCTTCGGAACTCACAGCAATGATGATGTAGTCATCAAGCTTAGAAGCACCCTGTTCGATAGCACCAATGACGTCTTCTCGAATGTCGCCAGACAACCACTCATCGACGGTTGAGACTTTTGGTCGAAGTCCCTGAAGCTTTGTGATCGCCATAGGGCGAACCTCAAGCATTGAGCCGGTGAGAAAGTTCTCAATACCCTTCTTAGTCGAAGCCAACTTCTGCCGATTACCTCGGTTGCCGGTGGTGTTCTGCATGGATCCCTCGGTGAGGAATTCAAACAGTGGACCTCTGGCTCTTGTAATGGCTGTTCTGAAGGGGGACATCACTTCTTCCGACTGCTTCATTGTCGGAGAGGTGGTAATCTGATGAGTGGTCGAGGTGTCGACGTTCAAGAAGTAGCTTTGAATCAGAGACTCGTAAAGCGACTTGGCAGCACCTCGAGCAACGATCAAATACTGCTTGGTCGTTAGGCGTTTGCGGATCGTACGGTTGACGTATCGGCCGCCGTGCTTGTCTTCGTAAGGAACGTACACGCTGCGCTCAACAAAGTAGTACCAGCCGAATACTTGTTCGGCCCAGAGCTTGAATGAATCAAGCAAGTGGAGATCAGAACCATCAGTCAGAGTCATTTCGTTCTCGCAATAACGAATGAAACCCTCGATCGACTGATCGTCGTAGTACATGTTCGGATTTGCGATGAGATCGTCGATACGATTCATCTCCAAAGCAATTTCCCGATTAACAGGAATCTCACCCCTGAGAACTGAATCTCTAAACTGCCCATAGTATGTGGGAACAGCTGTGTTCGACAATCCCATCGCAAATCTCCTAGTAGTTCACATTAGGTCAGCTGTCGCTGCCGGTTCCAAGGAAGAGGACGCGGAGGCGGCGACGGCAAATCGTTGGATTCGTTTCGGATCCAGGAAGGACGGTTCGGGGAGTTGTTCGAATTCGAGCTCGAACTTCCACCACTCATTGCCTCTTCGACTTTCGTCTTCAGGTAGTCGGTTGCAACGTCTTTCACAACCGTGCTACCGATGTCGAGAAGCATTCCTCCGATGTACTTTGTCCCTGCCGAGCGAGCCGATTGAGACTTCTTGTTGTCCATCAGATTCTGGTACTGCTGCTCGAGATTCATTCGAGTAACCATGTCCTGAAGCTCTTTGTTAGTGAGCAGATCAGTGCCATGCTTTTCCGAACGCTTTCGAGCAACGGCAGCGGTCTTTGCCTCTTCAGACTTTGTCGGCTTTACGACCGCGGCTTTACGATCGAACGCCCTCTGGGCTTTCTTGTCGGCTCGCTTCTCAGCTCGCGTCTTGTCCGACTTGTTGCTAGAGCCAGGACCAGCGTTACCGGAACCAGAAGAGCCAGAACGACCCCCTGAAGAAGAACTGCCAGAGCCACCACCTGAAGAACTTCCACCATCGCTCCCGCTCGGATTCTTTCGACGAACACCCCATTTCATTCCCTTGACGCCGTAATGCATAAGAGCACAGCGCATGTCGTCAGGGGTGAGCTGGTCGTGAACAATATCGTAACCGGTGATCATCCCACGCTCATCCAATTCAGGACGAATGCAAGTTTCAACGGTTGCGGTGTGCGAAAGACGATCGATGCGAGACAGAAGCCAGTCACCATCAGGTCGAGTGCTGATGTCGAACTCTCGCCCATCTCGCTCCGAAGGACGGCCACCGATTGTCTGCTCGAAGTGCCTCAAAAATGCAAGCTGATTCTCTCGAACGTAAACTTGCTTGGCCTCGGTGGTGGATCCGTGAACAAGCTCTCCAGAAATGGCATGCTTGAGGAATCGACCTTCGTGAGAAAGAGCTTTCGAGGTCTCGGCCGCAGCCTTCAGCGTTTTGGTAGCTGCTTCCTCGACCAGGTTCCGATGCTCAAACTTCCGAGCTCCGATCCCATGATGCTTCAGGTTACTCGGCTCGCGAAGCTTCCGTCGAGTCAGAACGTTACGCATCACAACATCCCGAGCGGTCTCCAGTTGCTGATGTGCCGCAGCTCGCTCAGCCTGACGATGAGCAAGGCTGTCCATAGCCATCGCCTGCTGATCCGGATACTCAAGATTGAAGGTTGGGCCATCGTAATCGTCAACCCAAAGCGCAATCTTGTCGAAGTAAACCGAATAGAGAGGGAGAGAGTGAAGACCCTCCACCTTCTTTGCAGGCTTGGTGGGGTACCCTAGCGTCAAGTGAGGTGTCCATCCATCAAACTGAGTGGTGGAATGGTAAGCCTCATTGATGACGCTGTCAGCAAGAAGGAAAGAACGGAAGTCGTTGACTTCTTTGAGCCGCTCGTTTGCTTCGAAGAAGAGAACGTCAGCAGATTCAGCCCCGAGAACACCTCGGTTGCGAACTTCAGCACCAAACTTGAAGATGCTTCGATTGACAGCATGCTGAAGATACTGCGCAATGTGCTCGGCTTTGCTAGGATCCGACTGCTCTCCCAGGAAGAGGAGAGTCATGTGGGGAACCTTCTCGCTTGAGACTTTCCACACCGATTCGCCGTCTTCGGGGACAGCAACAATAGCCCAAGATGTCATGCTCGGTCACGTCCTTCCCTATAAACGTTGAGTCGCCATTCTAGTTCTTTGATTTGTTCTTGCATGGCCGACAGAACAAACGAAGTGGACGGCGGATCAAACACGAGTCGGACCTTTAGATAGATCAGCGACTTGACAGAATTCAAGCGCATGTCATCTTCGAGAAGGTCACCCCACTCTGCCGTCTCGTCCTCGATCATGAAACCCTCTTCGGGTCCTAGTCCTAGCTGGTTAAGCGTTGACAGCGCGCCATTGATGTGCAGGATTACATCCATGTCAAACGCATCATAGTCGGCGTCAATGCCCAACATCTTTTTAGTACTATTCAGAATGCTTTCGGACACGTGGGGTCACCCCCTCTCTTTTCAAACTGCCATTTTGACGGTTGTCAATCACCGAATGTTTCGGATCATGTTCTCCGCAATCTGGCGAAGCTCGTCCACGTTGGTCTGAACTTCTTCTGGCGTGTCCCAGTTCTGAGGCTGGAACTGATCAGTGATCGGATCACTGTCATCATCGTGAAAGTGATTCTCATCGATTCGAGCAGCGATCTCACGGTGGAGCTTGTCGGCAATCGATTCGGTCATGCCATTCTTTGTCCTGGACACACCGTAGGTCGTTCCAAGCATACCCACGGCGACGACCAAGAACGGAAACCAAGTAGGAAGATCCGTGTTGCTCTCAACGAGAGCAGAAAGACCGGCGGCAACAAAGGTAGCAACGCTACCAAGAGCAGTCGTTACAGTATTGGCCTTCTTCTTGGTCTTTGACTCGTTCTCCTGAATGGATTGGACGACCTGGTCGACAACAGTTAGGCCTGCGTTGCTGGTAGCCATTACTTACCCGCTTCCTTGTCGGCGATCACTCGAGTCAGATTGGCGATGTCCTCGCGAAGAAGCCTTAGCTCGGCAATTGTTGCTTCGCTATTGTCGGCCGCACGCTTCGACTGCTCGTTGGCATGGGTCGCGTGGTAGTCGATCAGCTGGATGAAGTCCTTACGCTTGAACTTCTTGCCTGGGGTGACAAGACTGCCGAGCATCTCTTCCCAGAAAGCCATTGGTTCTCCTGCTTCAGTAAGTTGTTCTGCAGGCGGAAGCTGCATGAACGGCGGATGGTCGATGTAGTGCTGAACTCGACGCTGAAAGTCCTTGACGTTGATGAGACCTGGATCCCACTTGCCCTGAACAGCCGCCCAGTCCTTGTGACCGATAACTCGAGTCGCAGGAAGCCCAAGATACCAGCAGATGGCAGCGCAGATTCGATAGTAAGCATCGAGCATTGCTGGCGGCCAAGGCGTTACGCCGTCAGAGTTTGCTTCGATCCCGATCGTTACTGCGTTTGCGTTGTTCTTTTGAATCCCAGGCCAGGATCCCAGGCCAGCATGCCAGGCAATCCCAGCAGCGACAACGGTAGCCACAGCGTTTCGAGCCAAATGAATCTGGGAAACTGGCCCAGCTAGATTTGGACTACCATTTGCAATAGATGCGGCCGAAGCGTTGTTCCCACCGGTGTGGTGAATGACAATACCCCAAATGACATTGAAGTCGCCATGTCCACGATTGCGCCAATTGTTGAATTCTCGAGTATCGACTCCGAAAGCACGAAGAAGCTCGACCAGAAACAGCGGATCGCCTCTGTGATTTGGATTTCGCCGCACCATCTGGCCTCCTTGTGTGGGTTTTGGATCGTTTGGATGCGGAGAACCCGCCAACCAAGTCTCGGGATCGATTCGCTTACCGCCGTACCCTCGTTCCCAAACAGTGAGGTGTAGGTGAGGGCCAGTGGACTGCCCATTCGACCCAACGTACCCGATAAGTTGACCGGAATGGACGGTCTGCCCTTGTTTTAACCCGGTAGCAAACGCATTCCACATATGACCATACTCAGTGCAGCCACCACCCTCAGAATCGGGATGGTCTATAACAATCCATTGACCATACCCAGTAGCAGCCCCAATATGCTGAACTGTACCACCGGCACAGGCATAGAAAGGAGTACCATCAGGTACAGCAAAATCAGTCCCAGAGTGGTTTTCAGGCTTACCAGTAACCGGATTTGTCCGCCCGGCAAAGCGTGACGAAATTGTATAGCTGTTTCTAGGCAAAGGCCATTGGCGAGCCATCAATCACACCACTTTCTACCAAAGTTTTGTATCTCCAGGTTTACGTTCAACTTGCAGCTTTGGGAGCTGACTTTCATCACCGAAATGGATGGCGTTATGTGTCTTATGTGTCGTGCAGATCAAGAATTCCGGGTCTATAATGGCTGCGTTACCCTCAACAATGTCTCCCGCGGTCATGGGATTCATATGATGGATAAGAATCTTATCGAAGATTTCATGATCAGCGACACCAAGATCACAACCAAGATCTCTAGCAATAACATGCTGTCTGACTTGACGCCACTCTGTTGAGCGGTAAAAATGCTGATTTACATGGCGATCAAAACCAAATGTAGCCGTTCCAGTACGACCTTGTAACGCTAAATAGCGATAACGACCCAAGAACGTGTCTATTCTTTTAAGTTCAGAATAAGTTCTAATCGTCATCGAAATCTTCACCCAACGAAACGGGATCCTGACCGGCATAACTCCGCATGGCATTAAGCGCCATACCATAGAGCTCTTCAACCTTCTTCGCAGAAGCCATGGCCTCGGCTTTAGCCTTAAGAACATGGTTCTCGTTGCGAAGACGCTCTTGCTCTAGCTTTTCTCTAGAAGAACCAAGCTTTAGGTAATGGGTAAGTACCTGACTAGATACTGTACCCTCCCTAATTTGCTTTTCAGCCAAATCAACCGCCGCAGCAATTAGTTGGTTCTCTCGGGATTCGGGAGTTTTTGCTGGACGACGCCGAGTTGGTTCTGATTCTTCCGTACTCTTTCGACGAGCCACAATCCTCCCATCTATATCAAACCGGATCTATTCGAAGAAACGTGTTTTGTCCAGCTAGAAGAACTGGTCTCTGAAAGAAACTTCCTTCTCCGAGCCACCAAAGCTCAAAGCTATCGCCCGGCTGTACTGTAATTGTAGTTGAGGCGGTAGCCGGAACATCTCGAGTTGTCACTCTTGTTCCCGTCACAAGAGCGGAGCCATTTCTAACAATACGACACTCAACCCTTGGTGTGTTACCGCTATTCCATGTAATTTGCCCATAAAGATTGGCAGTGTATGGTGATGCATCGTAAGACACAACTAGAGCATCGTTTAGAAACGCAGCAGGGTCCGTATTGGCATCCACAGCCATGTCTTTGACGATGTTATGCGAGTTCCCTAGTCCATTAAGGTTGCCTGGACCTTTATACATGCGAAGTGTCTTAGGGCCGACGTCAACGGCTTGGAGAAACGTCATTAGAGCGTCACCCCATCAAGATCGTACTCACCCCAAAGAGCCATGTACAATCCCTTGCCAATTGTTCCGGAACCAATGACATGCATAAAGAAATCAAGCCGGGATCCTGCCGGGATAACGATGTCCAGACCGGTTCGAGTCTGAGTCAAAAGATTTGGTCCCAGATTCAAGCTGACATCAGCACCAAGACTCGTCGTTTGATTCATGTAAATGAATCCTTCAGTCGTCCCGGCAGTTGTTGCCGTTTCAAACTGATAACGAACGCCTTTGAGACGAATCTGATGAGGAATATAGATGCCCATGTTGGCAGGACCGCCACCGAGAGTTCGAACTCCTGGTTGAACCAAGATTTCTTGCTCCCAGCGCATCGCTGCTTTGAGCATCTTCTTCATCTCATCGTTAACGCCGTTCTTCCCAAGCCGATTGGCGTTCGATCCCACAACGCCATCAAAATCGGTTCCAGTTCGAAAAATGGAAACAGCATTCGCAAGGAGCTGAAGAACCCCAGATGACATCTCACCAGTATTGTCGACTGAGATTGTCGAATAACCGTAAGATGTTGGTAAATCCTTGTCAGCACCAAAGCCGAAGTCAGGATTCTTGACCCCACCGAGAGTTCCGGATCCCTGAGGACCAGGAGCCGAGAGCGACCCACCCATACCGGCTTGAACGTCAGCGGATAAGTCGCTAAGAGGAATACCCCCAGACGGCTTGGTATACTTCGATGCAGCAATAGCACGAACAGATTTGATCTCACCGCCAATCCTGGTCATGGCGGCCGAAAGCCTCGTGTTTAGGGACATTAGACCAGAGCTGCCTCGAACACAGCGACAAGATTGTTCTCAGGATCCCCGATCTCAGCCTTGCTGTAAACATCGAGGTTGGAACGACCATACCCACGCTGAGTTTCAGTCAGAGTCTGAGCAGCATCAATGCGAAGACGGTTGCCGAGAGCAGTCGTCATCGTGGTTGCGAAGTTCGCATCGTTTCCGAGTGCGTCCGCGATCTCCTTGAGGGTGTCAAGGGTAGCGCCAGCACCGTTTACGAGAGCAGCGACCTTCGCATCGACTTCTGCAGACGACATTGCGCCGATTGCGGTTCGAGCAGCAGCCTGATCAGCACCCGAAGCAATGACTGCTGGCTTACCCGTGACCTCAGACCAAGCAGGAACATAGTTACCAGCCTTGGCTGTGGATCCCGTGGTACCGAGCGCCAGGTTCGAAGTGCCAGCACCGATTGCCGAACGAGCAGTAGCCTGATCCGCACCAGCCGCGATGACAGCGGGCTTGCCGGTTACCTCGGACCAGGCCGGAACGTAGTTTCCGGGCTTTGCATCCGTAGCAAGAGGTCCAACAGCAAGATTCGAGTTGCCTGTACCGGCTCCAATCGCCGTTCGGGCAGCGGCAGTCGAAGCAGCCTTAGCCAGACTCTTGCCGATTGCCGACATGTCTGTAATGGCGTCGGTGGTGATGGTTCCACCAGCTTCAACACCGGCACGGACTTCGTTGATTGCTCCAACGAGGGATCCCTTCTCGGTAGTCGCCAGAGAAGTGAGCGAGCCCATGCTCGAGCGAACGGCTTTGAACTCCGTACCGACTCGGGTGGCAAGATTGGCAAGCTGTGATGCTAGTGACACGATGACCTCCTAAGTCAGTGCGTTGTTGAAAAGTAGAACAAGATCGATCTCAGGCGTCAGTCCTGCGACAACCTTTGCGTCTTCGTCGCTGGTTTGCTCAGAGGACCAAACTCTATTGGGGCTGATTACCCCGTCATCGATTACTGCCCCACCGATAACGGCACCATCTTTTCCCGGCGGACCAGGCTTGCCGGGAACGATGACGACAGGGACAGTCTTGTCCTCTACGCTGGCCGAAACTTCGGGAGCTTCAACTCGCACAGAGACTGTAGGAACTTCTATTTTGACCTTGACCACTTCAGGCAAGATCTCAACTGAATCAGCCATAAGGACCTCGATAGACTGGACCTTCATGAACAGGGATCTCAATTGTTGGATCGTCAGGGAACGCAATTCTCAAGTTCCATCGGACCTTGTTCGACTTCGTCGTTGCCGGAACTGAGTCTGTCTTCTCGTTTTCGATAACGAAGTAAAGACGACCCTCCCGATACTCAGCATCGAACCGTATCTTCTCGTCACCATGCTCGATCTCTGCGATCCCGACAGTCCCAACTGGAAAGGGTGTTGGCGGCTCGGTTCGATCATCGGTAACATAGAAGCGAAGATCGCCGCCCTTTGAGAGAGGAAGGGCTCGTACCTCGACTGGGTCAAACAGATTCTCTACAGCCACTGTAGAACCCTCCTATCTAAAGAGTTTAGGCGTCAGTCGCCCTCGTTTGTGAACTTCTGCTTTGGGCAGTTGGGATCGTGACAATCATGTTCGAAGTCTTGTCGATGATTGAACGATACATCTTCGCCAGCATCGTAACAACTATACCGGTGGCCTGGAACGTCGGTGCAATGAGCGGTATAGGGACCAGGCTCCCCACACCTCTTTGCTCGAATGCTGCTCATCGACTCAAACTCGAGGAGGCCAGTTCCAATGACCGGGCGTCGGGACTTCAGCGAAAGGAACAAGCTGATTGAAAAACATTCCGGTCGGATTCAGGACACAAAGTCCGACATGAACCTTACTTGGATCCGCAAGCTCAGGAAGCTTGTCAGTGTAGACAGTCGTGATGACTGCAGCGCGAGCCTCGGGGAGGTATTCACCACCGGGAGTGCCGTAGGACTGGTAGTGAACGATGCGGCCGACAGTCGGCTTCGGATTTGTCATGAGTTTCCCTAACAATCGATAGACTTTGTCTGTAGTTACTATACAAAAGCTCGTTTGCAAAAGCCTTTTGACAGCTTCTGCACCACTTTAAACACAGTTTTCTCTATAGTGATTACAGGCTCTGAGAGCGACTCTAAGCGACTTTTAGCCCAGGTCCCAACCCCGGCACCAAAGGGGCGTTTCCAAAAATCCCCCCGGGGATATTTTCAGG